ATGATACTACTTCCACACGGCTGCAGCTGCAGCGAACTCGCTGTAAATCCAAGAAATTGGAAAACTGGCGGAAAAACATTGCTTAAAAAAAAATGGAGAATACATTATTATTTTCGGGATCCTGAATTCAAGGATAAATATCCTTATGGCAAGTTGATTCCTATTAAGGGAATGAACCATTTTAAAACTTTAGCAGAAAGAAGGGCGGCGACAGAACTGCTCATCGATGAAGAAATCTATATCTTAAAGACCAAAGGCTATAACCCCATAACCAAAACAACTAATGGCCCGGAAATTGAGCTTATCTACGATATCCATCCTGAAACAAAAGTTAATGAAGCTATTCAGCTCGCTGCAAATAAAATTGAAGGTGAGAAATCAACTCTAAGTGATGTTAAGACTGCCGTCAAGTATTTTAAAAAGAGTTGCAATCAATTGAGATATCACATTCTTAAAATTGAAGATTTGAAACGTGCTCATGTCAAAAATATTTTAGAGAACCAAAGAATCCAGAACGACTATTCCAATGCACGATATAATAAGATTAGAGCATACATGCATATGGTTTTTAATCAACTATTAGAATCAGATGCAATTGAGTTTAATTTAGTGTCTGGAATAAAAAAGAAAAAGGAGACCAAGAAAATAAAGGTAACGCTTTCAGATGAAGCTTTGGAAAATGTACGTACTCATCTAAAAGAAAACCACTACACATTTTATAGGTATTTTGAGATATTCTTTCGTTCAGGATCAAGATCAACAGAACTGTTCAGTTTGAAATTCAAGGATGTTGATCTGCAGAATCAAAGATTTAAAGTGTTAGTTAAAAAAGGCAAATATTATGAAGAGCAATGGCGAGCGATTAACATTAACACCTTGCACCATTGGAAAGAATTATTAAATATGGCCCAACCAGGGGATTATATGTTTTCTTATGATTTTAGTCCGGGAGCAACTAAAATACAAGCACGTCAAGTTTCAAGAAAATGGAATAAATATGTGAAGAAAAAACTATCAGTAACATGTGATTTCTATTCGATGAAACATCTATATACAACTAAGGTAATTTCATTGTACAAAGACAGGAAATTAGCATCAGGAATTAATGGCCATAAATCTAGTTTTATGAATGATGAGCATTATGACACCTTGCACAGACAAAGAAAACTTGAAGAAGCTAAGAAGATAAATATTTAATTAGAAACCAATCCACCAATTACCAAACCACCGACAACCCCAATCATAGTTGGCAATATCCAATTACTTTTCTTTTTGCGGAGTGCTTTAACGGATTCATCTAATTTAGATTGTAATAATTCACGCTGCAAATTACTTTCAGTAACTTTAGATAAATACTCCAAATTATCAGCCGCATAAGCCTGTAATGTATTAAACTGTAAACCATAAGCCACTCTAAGGCTATCACATTTACGGCTTTCTTTAGCCATGGAACGTAATGCTTTCTTGGAAATAGTTATGCTATCAGCTACCTTCGTGTTTTGTGATGTAAGCGTTAAGCTCGGTATCATCAATAACAGAATTATCAATAGTGGCTTCATCTTGTTTTAATTTTTTGTCTATATTGGTTGACGCTTTCTGTACGGTTTTGGTTTTTGTTGTTTGTTTTTCAGTTAACTTGCTCAACCTAAAATTTAAGGCTTTAATACTGTCTTTTGCTCTGACATAATCCTTTTCAACGGTTTTAAAATATTTGTATTTATAATAGCCTTTTTGAGCCGTTACCACAATACCGTAAATAAGGCCTATGGCTATTATCAAAATAAAGAGCCTTTCTAATTTGGTTCTATTTTTCCATAACACTAGCATCATACCATTTCAAAATGTGGTGTATCTACAAAACCATCCTCAATTCCATTTTTATTAAAATCCCCACCCCAACGATTATCCGGATGCAAACTTTCCCAGTAGTCACCTAAAGATTTAACCTTGTGGAAATCATAAACCAATTTTCCATTAATAAAAAAATTGAAATCTACCGCCAAGCGATCGGCATGTTTACTGAATAGGGTTTTGCTTAATCTCCTTGTCTTTTGAAGCTTAATACCTAAAGAACCACCTTTAACAACTTCGTAACCAAAATAGTTAAGTAATATTTGTGATTGCGTTCTATGGGCTTCACCGAAAGTTAAACCTATTTCCAATTGGTCTGCGTACTGAATTAAACACCCTATGTTCCGAGTGAATATTTGTTGTTTTTCTGATAACTTCATAATGGTTCTATTTTATATCAATTATTGCAATACTTCTTTTATCGTTTGCTTTATGGTGGAATCGTAAATAATGTTCGCTTGCCGTTTTCCAAGTTTTGTAAAACCTTCTGCACTATGGGTGGCCAGAGAACTATAAACTAAAATATCATTTTCACTATCTGCAGGTATTCTTAATAAATGACGGATATCACTAAACTTTACTGCTTCAATGGTATAGATATCCTTTAAAAGACTGTCTTCCATTTTAATAGTTTCAAGCTCTACAACATCATAACGTTCTGCTCTTTTTAGCATATCCCTATAATCTGAATCGACACTCAAGGATCTATATCTTGCAATGGCGTTAATTTGATAAGTTGAATCTTTGTGCTGCTCAAATATTACAGATACCATATTAAAATCTATCTTACCATTGATAGCTATTAATATCAAAAAGCGGTCAGCCCTTGTTTTTTCGAAAATTTCATCTACTGCAGTTTTTATAATGTTGAATGAAGAAAAATCAAGAATCTTATCTAAAACATCTGCTTTAATCTTGTGTTCAGACTTTTCCTGAACATGCTTTTCTATCTCAGCATCTTTTTTCTTTATCTCTCGTACATGCAATAAAATAGCAGGCACTAAACCACCTATCAACCCAATAAGGGCGATTAACACATCACTCATATTTTTTCATTAGTGTGCTCACTATGTATGTTAGGAGCTATTTTTTCTTGTAAATTATCTGTTTTTTTCCGTAGGAACTTATAACTTAAATAGGTCAGTATTATTGGTGTCACTACAAACCAAAAAGAACTGTTTTCAAAATGAATCAATTCCCATTTACTACCTGTTTTTTCGAGAATATAATTTACCAAATTAAAGACATCGGTATCAAAAACGAACACTAACCAGGTAAGGAAAATATAAACCGGATACTCCGCCCAATTATTAGCTAACCAAAACCATATTTTAAATGATTTTTCTGATTGCTTTCTGCTTTTATAGGCTATATATTTCATAACGGACACCATACCAAAAGCGACGCCTAAACCTTCTAAAATTCCAAATTCTACATCAACACTCATAATTATATATTTTTAAAGAAGCGGCCAAAAAACGCAACCGGAGAAGACCACGTTATTAAGTTAATATTGAACCGCTTCTTAGTTTTTTCTTTTTAAAATTTACTAATAGTTTTAGTTACTAATGCCTGTGGAATATTTAGCCGTTTGGATATTTGAATTTCACTGTATTTAAGTCCGTAGTAAAATCTTCTTATATCCGCTACCACTTCCTTAGTCATCAATTAATTCGATTTGATCTCCTGTTGCTTTATCAATATTTTCAATAATGAAAGTTTCTAAAAGCTTGAATTTCTTCTTTAGAACATCAAATTTTAAGCTATCTCGCAGCTTGTTATACTTTGCATCGCTTATAATGGTTTTGAGTACATCAGCTTGAATCTGTGTTTTAGCTTCTAATCCATTTAAATCAATTTTTAATTGGCTCACTTTTTCTTTTAGTTCGGCAATCTCATTGTTAGAGTCTTCATAGGGAAGTAACTGTATTAAAACCGCTTTAGTTTCTGTTTCACTATCAAAAGAATCCGAATACCTAGCGTTAGAGCCTCTGCCTCTAAAATGTATAGACCTTGACTTTCCTGTAGATATAATTAACTCATTGGTTAAAATAGGCTTTGGTATATTGTTTTCATATATACCTGAATCAATCCAACCGCCGACACCTTCATCTAAAACAATATACTTTCCGTTTTTTAGATAGCTTATTTTCCAAGCTGTATCTGTTTGTGGCTGACTTGGGTATGTACCACCTAATGTGATGTAATTTATAAGCTTGGCGGACGTCCATTTTATTTTTAAGTAAAACGTGTCCACTGCTTTATTGTAAGACACGCCGTATTCCGCAAAGCTCGATTTGGTTTCATAGTTTTCAGTTTGCGGATTGTAAAATATGTCTATAGGCTTTCCACGACCATTGGTAACACTCCCAATTAACTCAGCGTCTGGGGACAACGCTAAGTTAATAGAAGCATCAGGTAGATTAACCTGAGCATTTAGGGCAAAAAAGGTAAAAATTAGGATGCTTGCAATTCTGAAATTTTTCATAATAAATATCCGTGTTTAGTATATACAGCAAATGAGTTGCGTTTTTTTATGCTTAAAGTCTCTGGCAACTCTATGTTTTGACTGTCTAATTCTATAATTAGAACAATGTTTATAAATGTTCCTATGAGTAATAAAATCATTAAGGCCTTTAACTTTTTCATATTAAATTATTTAATTATAGAGTTCAGGAAAAAGCCAAGTCATAAACAGATCTCCTAATTTCTCTATAAGTGATTTTAATAGTTTTTTCATTCGGCTTGTTTTTTCCAGTTTTTATAACTGTATTTATTGCTAATCGCTTGATGCGACATATTTTTGTCTGGTTCAATGTTGGTTTTATTGGTTTCTCGTTGAAACAGTAATCCAGCATTGTAGGCTGATTTGGTTAGACGTTGTTCTCTTTTGGTCAGCATTTTTCAATAATCATTATAATTATTGGGCTTAAATAGAATGCAGAAACCCAACCGAAAAATATATCGACCATTTGTTCTTTGGTAGTATTTGTACCACCTCTTTTTTTCTGAATCCATTCCCATAAAATCAAAGGAATTAAACAAGCCAACCAACATATTAATTTTGGTGTTGCTCCACACATAGGGTCGATATCGATTATTAATCCAAATACATTAAAATTTATACCATTGACCAAAATTAATCCAAGAGCTAAAATGACTATGATATTTGACACATGTCCTAATCCCAAATGCTTCATTAAGTCTGGACGTTGCTTTATGTATTGTTTGTTTTGTCGAATTATTGTATTAAACCATTTTTTCATAATTAGTTGTTTTAATGCGTTACATAAGGATCTGCAACGAAGTTATTTAATGTTCCTGCCCCACCAAGACTTCCCTCGTTGTTGGCGTTGTCGTTAAATCTGTATAAGTGTTGGGCTAGAGGAATTATGGTTAATGGGTCTGCGCCATTATATATTTCAAGTGCTTTAATATCAGGATTACTAACTGCTGAATTGTACATCAAAACATCATCTAATGCACCATCAAAAGGAGCATTATTATTTTGCTGTTCACCAATTATATTGTATCTGAAAGTATGTTTTAAATCACTTGTATTAGTATGTGATAATTCAACACCATTTAACCACAACCTTGATAAATCAGTTGTGTTGTCTGAATATGTATAAAAAATGTGATTCCATTGGTTTATTGGTACTGTCTCAAAAAAGTTTTCAGCTGTATCACCTAGACCACCCGACCTAACTTCTATTCTGTCGTTTCTAACCCTAAAATAATCTGTCAAATTAGTTGTTGAGCCTAATACACAATTAATACCTGATACTCCATAAAACCAAAATGAAATTGTAATCGATTCGGTTACTAATTCATTAGTGATAGATACAAAATCATTATTACCATCAAATTCCAAGGCTTTGTCAAAAGCATAAGCAGTATCATTATTCTGCATCAACAAAGCACGCCTCTTTTGGCTAAAGGAAAATGTTGTAAATGCTAGTAATAGTATTAAAAGTATTTTTTTCATCTTATCTTAAATTTGTGTCCATTGATTAGCTACAACGCCCGGCGCAAAAACATTGGCATCTACATTACTTTCCCAAACCGTTCCACTGCCACTAGGGTAGATTACTTGGTCACCAATATTATAAGCGTCTTGCGCTCCTGTTGGTTGTACCCAATCTAAAACAACGTCTAATTGCACCCTTGTAAATAAAGCAGGAACATCTTTAGGTTTCCAATTAATTTGACTTGTGTGTGCTTGAACCACTTTATATAAAGCAAGCTCATTGTCTGCTGTAAAGTCTAAAACTTTAAAGCCTAAACCATAACTTACACTTTCCCCAGACCAATAAGGATAAAGTTCTTTTTGCTCCAAAGCTTCTTCATCGGTTACTGTTTGTGCTTCGGCTTCAATTTCAGCATTGACTTTTTGTTGTATGAGTTGCTGTTTTACAGCTTCGTTATTTGCAATTAAAACCGCTTGTATCTGTGCATCCGTTAAATCAATAACAGCATAGGTAAACACATCATTAGGCGTATCAAAATAAATTGAATCCCTAACTTGTGTTGCACTATCATAAGTTGGTTGCACCACGTCTCTAAAACCATCTTCATACTTTTTTAAAGCAGATGATTTACGGTAGTTTAGAATAGTTCTACCATTGGCATCTACAAATGTTTTGGGGTAATCGTTATATATTTCAATATTAGAATTTCGCTCTATAGCGACCTGTTGTGCTTGTGTAAATAAGCCTATGAATAAGGCTAGTATTAGAATTAGTTTTTTCATTTTACATGTTTTTTAAAGAGTAATATATTTTTTCGCTTCCAAGAGTATCTACAATACATTCAACAATTATATGGTTATCAACTAAACCATCGTAATCATCATTGCTCGAATATCCTGTCCATGTTGAAGGCGGTGACCAATCAAAGTCTCCTGTTACTATAAATGTTAAAACTCTTGGTTGTAAATTAGATTCTGTGAAAGTTGTAGCACCTGTAAGTGTATATACTCTAGTTGTCACATTGCTTTTCCAATCTATATCTTCTGTCCCTGTAATAGATGCAGTTGAAACAATACCGTTTACGTAATTAACTTGTGTATAAGCATTATCGTTACTAGCATAATTTATACTAAAATCATCAGCACCAACAATCCCTAAAGGATTAGAATAATTTGAAAAATTAAGTTTCAGGTATTCTTCTGACTCTAAATCTTGAGTTAAACGTATATCTTTATTAGTTGATTTACGGATAAAAAAACCAAAAGGGTTTAAATTCATTTTTTCGTCCGCATCAGTAACTCCAATCTTAAATAAACCCGAACCGCCATCGTCAAAAATCTCAACTACATTATTAGTGTCAAATGAACTTATGTACAATCCTTGTTCTTCAATTACTATATCTCCAGTAACAGGACTACCACCTGTTCCGCTTAATGGTATTCCAACATCATCCAAATAAGCAACCGTTCCGTCTTTATCTTGAAATTCTGCTGTTCTATTTGCTGTTACGTTAGCATTTGATAAGGTCGTGTATGCCGTACCGTTTCCTATAATAACACTATTTCTAGTTAAGTGTGTTGAAAAATCTAAAGACGCACTACTGTCAACAAAACCAATACGAGAATTTGTAAAAACAGACCCTTCATCATCTACGGAATCCCTAGTAAATAAGCCTGTATGGTTTAATGTAGTGGAGTCGTTTCCGCTAGTGATAGTGTCTCCTTCTCCTACTACGTCGTTAAGGGTTTGGGATGAATTACCGCTGCTATAGTCCTCCCAATCTAGATTACCTAATCCGTCAGTTACTAAGACCTGATTAGCTGAACCGTCTAATACAGGATAAGAATAGTTTAAGAAACTCACTTTTCCCGATTCGTTAATATTGAATATTTCCTCAAGAGTTTCAATAGTAAAACCGTGTCTCACTATTGATAAACTTGAATCTGTTGTACTGTTATTCGAATCTAAATCAATTTGAACGTCCGCGTTGCTGATTATCTGGTTAAGGTTATTAGCGAAAAGTCGAGTTATGCCAATTCCTTGGTTGTACATCTGTAAGTATGGGCTACTAAAGCCACTCAACGAGCCGAATCTTAGTGACGTACTTCCACTGAACCCTAAACCATACCCATTAAAACTGAAATCTAAGTCATTCCCGTTTAAGTTTATATTCTGAGTAGCTATATGACTACCCAAATCGTCACTAGGCAAATTACCAATTTCAGTCCATCCCACAATCTCAAAATTATCATCGAAAACAGGAATCTTTGTTGTAGAAGGTGGCGTTTCTAATTCAGTTAATCCTTTTAGTATGATACTGTCAAAGAAAACATCTGGTACTTGCGCCTTTGCGAAGCTGAATGTTAATAAGGCTACCGCCAATAAAATTATTTTTTTCATTTTTAAATAGGTATTACTGTTATAATTTGACTTTCTATAGCGCCATTTTCTAAGGTCAACACACCAGAAGCATAGGTGTAATCTGTTGTTTCTAAAGCTAGGTTTCTACCTATAAATGCTATTATATCTGACGGACTTCCTGAAACATTAAATACGGTTTGCGCATCGGTAGCTGTAAATTTCTGTGGTACTAAACCTGTAGACCCACCACCTTCTCCAGAGTCCACATAAGGCAATCCTAAATGAATAGTGTCATTAACTTCCATATCATCTGTAGATACCGCAAAATCACCGGTAACAATGAGTTCTAATCTTACCAAAGTATCAGACTCCACCAACTCAAACGTGCGTATCTCAGCAACTATATGTTTGTTTTGCGTGGTGTTGGCCATGTTTAGCATCAATGTTTGGTTGGCTGTGATCAATTCCGTGGTTTTTGCTAAATACGCACTATAAGAAAGATCGTATATAATTGAGGTAATAACATCATCGGTTTCGGTAACGTAGATTTGTCCTTCTGCAATGCCGTAACTTGGAAATGATGCTGCTTTGGCTTTTATGGATTTGGTTTGGAATGCAAATGATGAAAAAATAGTTTCAACAGCAATATCCGATAGTAACAAATAATCATCATATAAATCATTGGTTGCATTTCCAAGATATAAATAAACGGCACTTCCAGAATCTACATTATCATCATCAGAAGCATCAATAACTAAATATATACCTCTAATTTGTTGTGATCCTTGTGCTGCAAGCAAAGAAGTAATATCATCATAAGTCTCAGAAATAGTATTACCATCTTGAGAACCAGTAATAAAATAACTGGATAAAAGTGAAACATTTCCGCCAATATATATAGCGTCTCTTATAAAAGTATCTTCAACAAAACCAGAGACAATATCTCCAATTTGCTGATCTAATGAAGAATTACCAATAGCTTTAAAATATAATAGCCTACCTAATTCGGTAGCAATAATTCTTTGCGCAAGCCCTGTAAGCAAAGACCTCATGTTTGAGGCCTTTACGTTATTAGGAACGCCTGTTTTTACCCAAGCAATAATATTGGTTAGAATTTCCTGTAAAGTCATTTTACCTGTTTTTTAGTTGATAGATTAAACTATCGCATCAGGAAAATTCACCGTACCTGCCAATGGGAAATCGGCACGTGGTGGATCGATCTTATCATCCCATGTTACTGTTCCAATATACTTCTCAATTTCACCAACACCTCGTGCTTGGATTAGATTAAGAATCATTTGACCTTTGATGCCACAGGTACCACCATAAACCTTTCCGGCTCTTGTAACATACCATATTTTGTATGTTGCATTACAGGATGTAGAACGTGCAAACTCATAGTTTACAGCATTGGTTTCATCAATCTCAATGTTGAGCGTGTGGGTTTTTCCCGTTTGGATGGTTCTGTTACCAGATACAACCCTTGTCTGTACTTCTGGAGCAGGTTTGTCACCAACCACACGAAGCATTCTAATGGTATTGTCTGGGTCTGGCGCAGGATCTGCTGCCAACTGTGCGATACGTGCATCCCATTCTGTTAGATCCTCAATGTCTGCAAAGTCTGCAGCATCGGATTTTGCAGCACATATCCATTCAATTTCAGATTCATTGTTCTCAGGGGAACAATCATCAAAATTTACTGAAGGAAGATTGAGCTCGTCGCAATTTTCAGGACATAACGCATCTGTATCGTTGCATTGTGTATTCATAATAATACATTTAAAAATTAATATTTCGTTTTATTATGACATTTGTTGAGGCGTCACAGCCTCCAAAATTCCGAGATCGGAAATCTTCTAAAGTGAAGTGCGGTTCGTCTGAGTGAACCAATCTCCTGAATCATACACATAGCAAATATAATAAAAAGAACTTATAGATTTCTTTTTTTTGTAGATTTGTAAAAAACCACATCATGGATACTACCGATGCAAGACAGATAATAGAAGGGCATATTGCTTCAAAAAAAACACATAAACATTACGATAAAGTTGTGGCATTGGCCAAAAAATACAAGGCTTTTATTACTAACGTTGCAGATTCTGAAGGTAACTATCCTTTAAATGAATATTTAAGGCAATTTGTGAGGCGTGAGGATGCTGATTTATTTGAACAGCGCAAAAACCTAACCAAGCACTATACACCTTCCATCTGTTCCCAGATTATGAAGCCTTTCAATAAGGTGGTACGCTCCAATCGTGTTATTAAAATGATAGACCATGCCGATGCTGGAAAAGTTGAGACCATAACAGATACTTTGAGCAACTTCTATGGCGAATCTGAAAGTGATGGTGTAACGCAGTTTATGAACGAGCGTTTTAAAACTTTGACATTTACGGATCCTAATGCATGGATATTGGTTTCATTTAAACCTTTTGATTCCAAAAAGGAAAAACCGCAAACCTTTCCTCATGAATATAATTCTGAAGCTGTTATTGATTTTGAAATAAAGAACGGGCAAACGCATTGGGTGATCATTAAGGAAATCTATTCCTATGCAGATAAAGAAGATAATATCAAAACCGCGGACCGTTATTTGTTTTTCGACAAGATCAATGCTTATGAATATAAAGCCATTCCTAAAGATATCAAGGAATCTTTTATTAAGGAAGAAACAACTATTTGGACAGAAGAAAAATCAAAACAAAAGTACGCGGTCTATATCTACGAGCATTTAAGTGAACGAGTGCCTTTGATGCGTGTTGGTTATGTATCGGATATTTCAACGAAAGGACTTACCTATGTAAATCCATTTCATTATGAAGCTATGCCACTTTTGGAGCAGTTTATAAAAGTCTCCTCAGAACTTCAGTTGTCCATTACACTGCATACATTTCCAAAGCAAGTCTCGTATGTTCAACCTTGCGAGCAAAAAGGTTGTAATGATGGACTATTGTCTGATGGCAAAACAGAATGTTCGGTTTGTGAGGGAACTGGCAAGAAACTACATACCACAGCTGCCGATGTATTGGAAATTCCTTTTCCAAATAAAATGTATAAGGAAAATATGGTTGACGTTAGTAATATTTCAGCCTATGTGCCTTTTCCTGGCAATGTTATGGAATTTTTGGATAAATATGCGGATAAGCTTGAAAAGAAGATTATGAGAATGGTATTTAATTCTGAAAGTTTGGTGCAAACGCAATTCAATACCGCTACAGAAGCCGAAATTGATATAGATTCGGTATATGATACTTTACACCCTTTTGGCGAAAAGTACAGCGAAATGTGGATGTTCTTTGTGAAGATAACGGTTTTGTACCTAAGTATAGAAGGTGCAACTATTTGGCATAAGTTTCCATCAGATTTGAAACTCAAGGCCATGAAACAACTTTTGGAAGAGTTGAAAAGCGCAAATGACAGTAACGCACCATCTTATGTGCGTGAATCCATAAACAATGATATAATGGAGATTATCTATGCGGATGATCAAACAGAGCTTTCAAAAATTAAGATTAAGAATAAGCACTTTCCATTTCCTGGTAAATCTGATTTTGAAATCCAGAATATAATTTTAAATAATCTTACCACTAAGTTCAAGCAAGTGCTTTATGCTAATTTCGATAACATATTTGATGAAATCGAGAACGATGATAATAAGTTTTTTGAGTGGACTTATGCTAAGCAAAAGGAGCGTATAAAAGTTGAAGTCAAAAACATTATTAGTGAGATTGATAAAGTTGTTGACAATGTTCCTGTATTGGATTTAAAGACGGCTTAGTATGGATTATCCAAAGGTAGATGTGGAAAAAATGGATCTTATTGATTCTGAGTATTGCAATAAAGAAGGATATGTTTGGAACGCGCTTAAACTTATTGAAGCATCAAAGGATCTACCTGTTTTTGATTTACCGTTAGCAAGTATAGATCTTTCTATATTACCATTTAGAGTAGATCATATGCATGATTTGTTATTTCAAATGGCCAGAGTTCAAAAAACAGATTTACAATATCCTATTATATTGGATGAAATGGGAGTGGTTGCGGATGGTTATCACAGAATATTAAAAGCTATTCATTTAGGTAGAACAACAATCAAAGCAGTAAGGCTTCAGAGTATGCCAGATGCTGATTCAAAAAGAGAAGAATAAGATGAACCCAATCAAAACAGAATCAATAAATGTTGACAAGGTCGAAGATGTGCGCCAAGTTGAACAGGAAAAGAAACAAGAACATGTTGGTACCATTAAGTTTAAACCAGGTCATACTCTCTATGAAGTTAACACTGTAGAGCACACCATTGAATTAGCAACTTTTGAAGAACAGACTGTGGCATTTAAAGATGTAGCCAACAAACCAAAAGCTAATGGATTTGGTATTTTAGGATTTAAAACCGATAAACCTAAAGTTATATTGAGTGGTTTGCCAACGACTACGAAACAACTGATCAAAAAAAAGAACTGCATCTATATTTCTGCTTTGAACCGTAAAAACCTTCTTAAGAAATTGGAGAAGCGTGGTGTTATTAAAATTGTGAAAGCTGGTTAATATGAAAAGAGGTGTTCAAACTAATTGCCAAAATGAACCTAGTTATTCTGATCATGATACTGTTGTTTTTACGATTAGAGATCCTGACTATTATATGGATTCAGATTGTAATGTTAAAAGATTTGATGAATTAGATAAATGCTAGACCCTAAAACTATAAGAAACCTATCTAGAGCCAAAGCCGAAAAGCTAGAAAGGCTCATTGAAGCTGTTGAAAAAAGAATTGAGACAGCACAAACAACACTCACAAAATCAGTACTACAAGAGTTTCTAGAAAAACTTACTATAGAACAAGGCAAAATAAAGGAAGTCCAGAACCGTAGGACGGTCACACTTTTTAATCAGGCTTATAAAATATTCCAGGAACGACAAAAAGAAAAACTTGTTAAATCCATACTTGGTGATATCAATGAAATACTGGAAGATAATGGAAAGTTCTACACCAAAACAGTTGAGGCTTCGCCATTAACACAAGATGAAGTTAAAAAGATAGTCAATAGACGTCTTGGTATCGATACCGACGGGAATCTAATTAGAAACGGTTATATGAGCGGTGTATTAGAAGATTCAACTTTAAAAACCGATATTCAGAAATACATTTTTAAGGAAATATTCAAAGGCGTGGGTTACGAAGCATTAAAAGAAGGACTTAAAATGAAAATTGAAGGCGACAAAGACCGTTTAGGAATGCTACAGCGCCATTACAAAACCTTTAGCTATGATGTGTATGCACAGCTCAATAGTTACACCTCTAAAGTCTATGCAGATAAATTAGGGCTTTTCCATTTTATCTATAATGGTGGAATCATTAAAACCTCAAGGGCTTTCTGTAAAACCAAGAACGGTAAGGTATTTAGCAACGAAGAAGCCGAACAATGGGTAGATGACCCTACACTAACTGCTATAGATAGCAAAGAAACGTATGATTGGTTAATCGATAGAGGTGGTTACAATTGCAGGCACACTATTGATTTTATCTCGAAAGAAATCGCTTTTGTATTGCGTCCTGACCTTAAGGAAGCTGAATCTAGAGCATAAAAAAAGCGACACATTTCTGCATCGCTTTTCTTACTAATAAATCAACAAATCATAATAATGATAAAAATAACACTTTTTACGATTATAAATATACAAAAGAAATTTATAAGTTCTTAATTAGCAGATAATATATTTTTCCGTTATCAATGTTTGGTTGGTTTCCGTAATATTATCGATATCTAAAAGCGTCATTAAAACGGTTGCTCTGGTGTAAGTCGTTCCTGAACAAGAATTTAAACATAGCTTTGTTGCAAACTGACCTGAACCTTCACTATCCAAAGGAATATCTACAACTATATTTGTGCCAATTGGACCACCTGTCCAAGTTGATAATACTGAACTATCTCCAAGATCCAATAACTGGAAGACAAAACCACTTCCAAAGTATTCTGTCACCTCTAATTTAGCCTTCACGAGCTGTGATGCACCAGCTGCAATATCAAATATATTGGTCACACCTTCACTTTCGGCATCTTGTGATGAACAATTTGAAGTTAAAGAAGCGATTTCCAATTCTAAAGATGGTGTAATGAGATCATCATAGAGATTATATTTGAGAATATTTGAATACCCGAACATACCGTTTACGTCTGTAGCCTTGACCCTGTATTGATAACTATCCAAATCCGTTTCGGTTATTGTCCTTGTATCAATATCTGTTGTTCCTGCGAAAGAAAAACTTACCCAATTAAGACCCAAATCATCACTTCTTTGCCATTCAATGGTTTCTAAGTTACCATCAGGATCTATAACATTGGCCATCATGGTCTGTTCACATGTTCCATCTATCTGGCACACCCTATCTTCATTGGTACCAGTATCTTCCCAAAAGATTGTTGTTATTGGTGGTGAGTTTAAGAAAACAACGTCATTGGTACAATTTGTTTTTGTAACTATTTCATCTGTATATTGTATGGTTACGAATGAAAAGCAATTGTCCAATTCAGGAGAGACTTCCACTTTCACATATTTATTAGATTCTATAAGTTCTGTAGAAGTTTCCCCAAGTGTTCTATTTATAAAATTAACCATGTCATGCAAAGGTAAGGCTGCCAATGCTTGAGCTATAAAGTTGGGTACCACAAACGAAAGTTGATAGCCCTGCTTAAGTATTTGAAGGGTTGGCGTTTCGTTACCAAAACCATCCTCTTCGGTTTCTTCTTCGATTTCTGATTCTCTAGGAACAATTACAGCTTCGACGTTAATAACATGTTTAAAGTTGTTAGCATAGACTAGAGCGCCGACAAACGTATTTGAATTTGACCACTCTATACTTACGTATTTATCGGTTAATTGAGATACGCAGAAAGGCTCTGAATAATATTTATTGAATGTTGTATCTACGCTTATATAATACTCATCACCTACCAATGATTGCTGCAAATCTGAATTTATAATCACATACTTGCCGCCGTTAGAATCTACTAAAACGTTTTTGGTTATGGCTATGCCGTTGACAATAGTATTGTCACCAACTTTTCTAATATTTACAGAAACCTGAGCCGCACTTGTAACCTCATTACTTATTGGTAATTGGAAGAAAGCGTTACCTACGCCTAAACGGTGTTTGTAACAACAGGACTTGCAATTGGTTCTAAACCAAAGTGGCTTTGTGTTGGTCCATACCTCACCTTCCAATTTGTAGAACGGAAAAGGGTTTTTGTCTTTGTTATAGAAGCTCATAATTTTATATTATTAATCAAATTCCTCTGAGAAATCTTCATCGAAATCACCTAGAGGGCTTTCATTGTTATTTAAATCGATAGTGTCCAATAGTAGGTCAAAGGTCATTACGCATTGTGAAAGTGTCAATTCTGCAGTTTGTATAAAGCCGTAACCCAAAGAGCCTTTTACCAATTCTAAGGGATTAAAATCCTTTATCAGGGTACATGGCAAAATACAACTGAACTGATCTTGCTTTATGACAGGAACTGTTGAAAGGAATTCGGTTTCTTCCCCGTTCATGTTTCCAGTTGGTAGGACTCTTCCGTGTTTCCAATATTTATCATGTAGGTTTGCCCAGCTTATTGTGTTGTTAATTGTAGTATTGTTTTCCAAAATTCCATTAATGTAAAGTAAATTATTATTTTCATCGCAAGCCATTAGAACAAATCCTTCATCTGAAACATTGCCTTCAGGATCTGGATTTTCGATGCAATACATAACGTCAGTGGTTATCTTGTCTATATCAATTTTGGATTTATTTTCAGGGTTGTTATTAACACATTCTGAACTGTAAACAATATCTGTTCCAACAAAATCAACGGATCCAGCTTCCATGAAATTGAATTTTTCGTATTTGGGTAATTTACTGACGTCGTAACCGTATTGCTTGGTGTTTTTTAATAAATTTTTAGTATCTAAACTAACTAAGTTCATACCTAAATCACTTTCAAAGAAACTTATATGCTCTATCCTAAAAGTATTATCTATTATTTTATAGCCTAGGTTGAATATTTCGATGATTTGCTCAAGTAAATCAATGAAATTGATTTCTGCGATCGTAGCATTACCAGAATTATTTGGTCTTTTAACATCAGACTTTTGAAATAATATCAAATTAGTGAGATCATTTAATTGACCAGTTACATAATTGATCTGGGTGACATTTTCAGCATTCCATTGAAAAAAATCCGAAACTATAGTTAACCCTGAATCTGGACATGCCAAATCAAGAAGCATTTGCATTACTTCTAATAGATTACGTCCATTATCTAATTCAGAAACTTCTTCATCTTGAAAAAACAGTAAATTACCATCGCTATCAATACCAACAATATTATTTGGATCTCCTTCAATTTTTTTAATATATTTTTTAGTATTATTACTACAATCTTCCAATAAAAGCCAATCTGAAGACGGTAAGTAATCACAATCTACTATCATATAATTTCTAACATACAGAAAAATGTAGTCAATAAATATTTTTCGTTTTAAAACAAATGTCCATTTTCCATCTTCAATTATTTGTTCATCACAAAGAGGAAGATCATAAGGTCCGCTAGATTTACAAACATAAGTTTCGACCCCAAATTTTAATCCTAAACTTACAGTTTGAGTATTTTGAAATTCCAAAATATTATATTCATCATCATTTTCTTCAATACAAGTATATGGACTCAAAGTTTCAATATCAAAACTAACCGTACACTTATCTAAATCCCAATTCCCTGAACTCATAGAAAAAGTACCAGTAAATAATATATGCTCTTCAGTGTTATTTCCACACAACATAATTACATAAAGCGTTTGAAGGTCACACCTGTTCAATGACCTTTCAATTTCATAGAAGGCTTTAAAATCATTTTTAATGAGCTTTATTTCCTTGAGTTCTTTTTTATAATCGTAGCGTCTATCATCTTCCTTTTCCCATGTAAGTTTTAAATCGTTACCTGAAAAAGGCGTTACCTCAATTGGATCATGTCCATCACTTTCTATCCTATAAATAATCTTCATTCCTTACGGTATTTTTTGGTATGGTTGCCTTTTTTTACGTAATAGTAATCCTTTGTTTCCCAAGCTTCTATTGCATCATCACGCTCATCCTTAAATCCTTCAAACTCATTAATAAGTAGTTTTTTTATGGCTTTTAAATCCTTTGAGTCTTCAATGTCATTAACACTTGCTTCTTCTTTAGACTTTTGGGATTTAATCGTAATCTCATTAACATGCTTTATTACTTGCATGGTATCATTACCAATTGGCTCAACGCTATATTGCATGGCCAAAGTAGAATCTAAAGAAGCCCTACCTTGTGCATCAGCAATAAGTGCATCAATAACACGCCTGTATTTTTTCTTTTGCGAACGGTTAACTACAAGCACGTCCTCACCATCCTCAAACTCTGCAACACGTTCGCCTGTTTTAGAATTGTACAATCCAAAACCTCTTTCTTCGTGCCGTGGACCAGAAAGCGATAAAGGCCCTTCTTCTAAACCACGTCTATAATTTTGACCACTACCAATAGCTTGGTAGGCATTGACCTTGGCTACAGCAAAAGCACCGAACATGGCAGCTACCAATCCAATTGCTAAAGGAATACCAATAATAGGAATAGCAGATGCCCAACTGAAAATATTGGTAGCTGCTGTGATCATATTGCTTAATTGAGAAGCCGTATCGATAAGGAATTCAGCTTTGGCAAGTGTCGCTTTACGTTTTTGGGCTTTGGCAAGTTCTTCCTCCTCTTCTTTTTTACGCGCCTTTAAATCCTCTAAATCGGCTTTACGAGCTTCATAATTATTGGCATAGCCATCTTCATAAAGTTGCTGTTCTCGCTCTAACTCTTCCTCAACTTCATCAATAGATTCTTCAAAAGATTTGATCTTATCGCGATGCTCATCTATTTCTTGTTGGAAAATAGATTGAATGGAATCGAACGTAACTGCTATTGCAGTCGCAACACCTTCTGCAAATTCTTCTGCCGCTTTTCCCTGTAAACCTAAAGTTTCTGCTAATTTTCTGGAAAAGCTTTCAATAGAATCTGTCCATTCTCCAATTTCACCAACAACTTTTTCAAAATTTGAGGTTTCACCAATATCATCAATACCACCCTGAACCTCTTTTAAGGCTTCTACGGTTTTCAGTATCTCATTGGCTAAATCTTCTCCAAAGGCTTCTCTAAGCCTATCCGCTGCATCTTGTATCTCATCGGAATCTACGCTATTAACTAAAGTATTGGTCAACTCGTTTAAAAACGTTTGGTTATCTACATCTTTAAAAGAATCTTGGTATGTGTCTAGGATTTCATTTAGGTAATTTTTTTGAAGCGTAAGCAATTGTAATTGCTTTAACTCTTCATTCTGAATGATATCCTTTGAGTTGGCTTGCTGAATAGCTAAAATGGTTTGAGCGATTTCATTTTCTCGATCAATAGTGTCGAGATCCGTATTTAAGTCGAAATTGCTTAGTTTTTTATCTTCAGCAGTATTTAAAGTCGTTATTTGAATCTCAATTTTTTCTTTTTCAGCAACATCTTGAGTTAATTTTAATTGCTCTTCGAATTCATCTCTAATGGCTTTAAACTTATCCTGTATGGCCTTGCGCTCTATTTCAGCTTCGGATTTAAAAACCGAATCAATTGCTGATTGTGCTTTTAACTTGACTGCAAGAAGATCATTCTCGTATTTTTCGTCAATCTTTAAAATATCCTTTCTAAGTTGCTCATAGGCTACTCCAGATTCTTCATTATAGAGCTTGTTGAATTCTTCTCTAAGTTTAGCTTTTTTGGCTTCAGACACTTTAAGGTCGTCGATTTGCTGTTGATAGTTTTCCTTTTCATCATTTAGGTTTGCCCTTAGTATTTCCTTTTCGCGTTCCCTACTGTTTTCAATGGCATCGATTCTGTAGGATTCTTGTTGGTTGATTAAAGATTCTAAAACATTTGATAGTTTTTCGTATTCTTTAATTACATCTTTACTAGCTCCTTTTACTGTTATTCCTAGTTTGTCTCTTAATTCTAAGAATAGTTTTTCGTTTTTGTCGGCAATTTCTTGAAGCTTTTTCGATTGTTCTTCTGCTTCATTTGATGCATCAAAATTACTTTCTAATTGAAAACCTTCAGCAGATAACCCAGAACCACCACCAGCTATGAAACTACCAACTGATTTTACTCTGCTCAATAAACTTATTTCTGTATTAGATTGTGCTTCCAAAGCTTCTTTAGATTTCTCAACTGCTAATTGATAAGCCGCTTCCGCTTTTGCCTTTAGGCCTAAATAAGCAATGTAATCCGCACCTTGCTCAATAAGTTTTTTCTCTAGTTCAGTATAAGATGTAACGGCGCCTAATGTATCTCCAAATTCCTCGTTGTAATCTTCTACTGCTTTTTGTTTTTGCTGAAATGATAATTTACCTTCTTCAACACGATCCACCAATATCTTCAGCTTTGCAATCTGTTCACCGGCAATATCATTGGATTTCTTTTGTACGGCATTTAGGCGTTCCGTTTCATCACTTGTTAAGCCTATGAATTTTGCAATATCTTTCCAATAAACAACTATGGCCGCCAATGCACCAACGAGCAATCCAATACCAAGTAATTTGGTAGCAGCCGCCAAACGAACAGTAGATTTAGCACCTGAATCTGTAGCAATGGCATACTGACCACGTACAATAGTTAATGTCCTTGCCGCGAGTGTTTCTTTTTTTGCTAATTCGGTTTGAATGGCTTGTAGACCATTGAGCAAAGCAATAGCACCATTTAATCGCACTAAGGTCTTTTGTAAATCTTCGCTCTCATTTCCAAATAAAGCTGCTGCACCTTCAGCAGCACTAAACACACCAAGAATTCCAGCTGCTGCACCAATAAGGTTATCTAAACCTTCTGTAGATGAAGCTGTACGTCTCAGTTCTGCATTGGTACTGGCAATGGCATCGTTATATACTTCTGCTTTTTCCGATAGTTCTATCCAACGTGCACCACCACGTTCGCCTGCTATTTCAAGCTGTACAAGTTCATCCTTTACCTTTCGTAACTGCGTGGCCATGGATACGTTTTCTTCTCGTGCTTTTTTTAGTTGGGCTTGGTAATCCGCTAATGCAATCTTTTCTTCATTGAGCGCCTTGGTTGCTGCATTACGTTCTGAAACCAGATTCGCCTGATCTTGTCCAGGTGCCGTATTATCGATTTGTTTATCGATATCCTTTATAAAGCCTTGGGTAGATGAAATATTTAGTTTGGTCTCATCTATTTTTTGTTTGATAACATCAAAGGAATCGGCAACGCTTGTCGCTGAATCCTTCATTTTGGATTCGAAGAAATCGACCAGAATGTTTAGTGTCTCAAAATCATCCTGAGCTGCTGAAAGTTTTCCTGTGAGATAGTCCATATCTTCGGTTGAGATATCGAACTGTTCTAAATTCCCAATGTTCTTGGAAACATCATTTAGGGTGGTATTGAAGCTTTCAATTTTTTTAGTATCAAATGATTTCTCATTCTTTTTATTGAAGCTCTCGAATTTCTTTTCAAGATTCTGAACGGCTTTGCCTTCTGCCGCCACTTTATCAATGTTGCTCTGTAGTGCCTTATCTACCTTCTTATTTTCGGTAGTTACGGTATTCACATAGTCTTTAATGGCCTTTTCGCCACTAGCGACCTGTGCATTGTGCTTTCGCCAAAGTTCTTCATTGTTGTTGAAACCTTCTTTGAGATCGGAAAGGTCGGCAGCTACTTTAATTAATATTTCATCATTGGCCATAACGGAATGCTTTTAAAAAAGATGGTTCCGTTATTGTTGAGCTTCGGAGAGCTCCAGAGGTAAGTGTTACAAATGTATTAAATTTGTAGCAAATTAATATGGTATGGATGATTATAAGAAAAACGACCCTCGATTGTGGTTCTTGAACTTTAAGTATAGTAAGGTTGTGATAATTATTATCGTTGTGGTAATTCTGATAATGGGAATTATTGAGAAAATCTAAAAAAACGGAATCCTAGGATGCTTAGCTTCAAATTCCTTACGTTTCTTATGGTCTTTAAGAAAACGGTAGAACTCAACTTCATCCATTAATTTTAAGGCTTCTATCTGTAAACTAGAGCCGTTTCCCATCTGGAACAATAAAGATGACCATTCATTTTCATTGGCTATCCTTTCAATATCCAAATACTGAACAGCTACTTCTTTTCCTGAACTTGATTTTTTGAAAAGGCTTCCATGTACTTGACGAAGTCTTTCTTTACGCTTGGCAGAACACTCAGAACTAGCAAAAAAAAACCTGATATCTCAATACCTTCTTCTTGCCAGTCCTCAATTTTAGTGTTGATCTGTTCATCTGTAATGGTTCGCCTATCTTCGTCCTTATGGTTGATGTATAGCGCGCAATACCTTAGAATCGGCAAATCCTTAAACGATAAGTTATTTTGAATTTTATTTACCAGATTATGTATCTTAATGGCCGCATCAGCGAATTTAACAGACCTATCCTTATTGGTACCGTTGAGGTCATTGTAAGCTGATATCAATGTTTTTTTTATGGAATTAGTGCTTGAGTCAAATAAATTAATCTCAAATTCAGATGACAACATAGATCTTGCAATAGAAAGTTTATCTTCAATAATATAGTCTTTACCATTGGCAGAAAATTGAAAACCAATCTTTGGTTCTATAGTTTTTAACTTAGTTACTGATTCTGTTTTCGACATAAAAAATTATTCTGGTTATAAAAATTGTTAGTGCAATAAATCCGACATGAAAGAAAATTTCGTATCGTGGTGTTAAGAAAATGAATAGCCAAAGTGCTATCTGGCCGGCTGTACAATATTGACATCCCCAAATTGGTTTATATAGGTAATGTTTCCAAGTGCGTTCGTATTTTCCAAATTTGTTATATCCAAATAGAAACCATTCTGACAACAAATCTTCTCTGAGTATGATGTGATACACCCAAACCATGCAGGCAATTAAAAATGCGCTGAATATAAAATCTAACATACTTCTGATTCTATGATTAATTCTGGTAAACAGTTTTCGCTTATGGAAAAATCGACGTTGAAATCAATCCCAAAAGCTTCATAAGGATGCATGAGATATTTCAACACATCTTTTGGATAATTGTATTTTTCAAATAGTTTATACTCATTCGGAACGATATTATTCGCCCTTACAAAAATCCTTGTAATATTATCTTGGTTGAAATAACCAATTTCCAATTGTCTTCTAATTTGGGTAATCAGCAAATGACTAATTGATTTGCAATTATTACCTTGAATGAGTTTGTTATTGATCCAACATACCAACCTAATTTTAGAACGGTAAAAGAATTTACCACTAGCGAACTCTAATGGAATACAATTGATATCCTCAAAATAAATAATGCCTTTATTCTTCGAATTTGGTACTAGATCCTTATAGCAACCAGAATTAAAACATTGCTCAAAATCCACATCATTACTGATTGGAAACTTTGATACGGCAAAAGCTCCTTCTATTTCCGTAGGCGAAGTTTTTTCTGCAACATGGACCAATCCCGCTTTTTTGTCAATAAATGACAGGTCGCCTAATTTATCCTTGAGTATTGTAGCTATTATGGCATTCATCTAAACATGTTTTTTTTAATCAGTTCTATAATTCTTGGCTTCAATAGGTTTTGGGTAATGAGTTCCTTTTCGTCTTCAATGACTTTATCAAAAGTGGGATATCTTGATTTGTTCCACTTTAATTTATTTATGGTCGTTACATCCGTACCGCCAACCGTGCCACCAATTACAAAACCTCTTCTATAATTACCTGGACGTTTCCAATTCTGAAACATCTTACCGGAGAACGTGAGATTTACAAAACGAATTTCATAGCCTTTTGATGCTCTTAATGATTTGTAACCTCTTGATCGGTATCGTCTTCCAAATCCCGTATTTTGAATTCTTCTAGCTAAAAGTGCCTTAGCTGTTAAAGCAGCTTCTTCCATTGTTGGTTTTAGATCTTCAATGGTTTGCTCAACTGCTGTTTCTAGATTCTTCTGGAAGTCTTCAAGTTTCATTAAATTAAATTCTTTCCCATATACATCGACTTTCTGGAATCACAAACAAAACAATTAGAGTTATTTATCATTGTGTTTTCAGATAACCAAAGAATAAGATTCTTATATTCCTTAGCAAACTTATTTTTTCTGCCATACAAGTATTCCCGATCGCTCATGGTATCGAAATTGATTTCACGTGATGCAAATAGTTTTTCAATCATCAGTACGCCCATTTTGTACCACAATGCAATCCCAGTTCTTCTATGGAACAATTGATCAACCATAAAATCACACAACATGGAATCTATACTACAACTCATGGTAGCGTTAAGGCTTATGCCGTTAGCGTAGTTATTATCAATAGAAAGAGTGTTGTAATTTGTACCTGAAACACCTTTAGGTTTCAAAAACTTACCTCTAACGGATTCTACACCTTGGCAGCTGCAACTGTTTTTGTTGTTCATTGGTCTCGGACCATCTGAAGTAAACACAAAGTAATAATCGTTTTTAAGGCCGTTTTCAGATATTGGAAGATTTAAAGGTGATGGAAACGAAAATGAAGTTGTACCTTCAATAACATCTATAGGGTATTCCGTGTCTAATTTGGTCTCATTCTTATAAACCATTAAGTTGATGGTACCTGGCGAATCAAAAAACAATGAAGCCGATGAAACTACTATTGATGCACTATCAACATTATTGGTATCTAATTTCAAACCCATTAGTGTAGATGCATTCAAAGGCTTATCGTACTTATGTTCTCCAATTCTACCAATGTAAGGGCTGTAACGCTGTCTGTAGTTTTCTGAAATCGCTACCTGAAGATCACTCTCATAGAAATTGACTGCAGAATTATAAAGTTTATTGAAATTGGTTTCGAACTCGTCTCCACAAGGTAGAGCGTTTTTAATGAGCTGCATATCTATACCTTCCAGATCATCAACAAAGAGACCTAATGAGCTTTCTTTTAGTGCTGCATCTACTTCGTAGCATTCGCAGTCCGATTGCGATAGACCAATAAGTCCTTCAAAGCATTCTTTCATAGTTAGAATTTTAAAAAAGCCTGTCTTTCCAGGCTGTCAGAATTACTATTCAATTCGGTCAGAAAATCATCTTGATGCTAAGTCTGTGTGATTGTGCCTCTCGCCTCCAGTACTGTCTGTATTGCTATTAATCTTTCCAGTATGTCAAAGGTCTTTCCCTTTCGTCTAAATCACATTTTGGCTTTGATGCCTAACACCTCATATTTTCATTTCATCTATCTACTTGCGTTGTAGCGTGAACAGGACTCGAACCTGTGGCCGTGAGGTTATGAATCTCACCATCTACCAACTGATTGTATCACGCGGTTTAAAAAAGCATCACCATTTAAGATGATGCTCTAATTTATAATTTCTGATCCTATTCAGAATAGTATGTAAGATTATCCCTAGGACTACGATTATTTAACATATTAAGGAAATCATTTAAATTTAACCAACCGACATCATATTCTGATTTTATTGGTAAATCAATTAAATTTTTAAATTTCTCCTTTTTGAATGATGCATTTTCAGATACAGTCTCATAAGACTGTTGAGCATTCAAATCAACTCTAAAATAAACTACTTCAAATGAAACAATATCTGCATAATCGCAAATAACAATTTCATGATCCGAATTTTGGCTCAGGTCGGTAGTAGTTAAACCGAATCCCGTTGTGGCTACAAATAGCAGTCCAACAATGAAAAGCCGCGAAATCGCTTTCATGGTTTTTTAAAGTCCCATCCTAAGACAGGACTTTGAATATCTAAAAGAAATCTTCGTCAAAATCACTATCAAAATCTCCCTCCAAAGGAGTGATTAGTTTTTTGTGTACGATAGAATTCCGGTAACGTTATCAAAAACATCTGGCTCAGTATCTACTAATACATCACATCCAACTGGATTTAAAAAGAACCCTGTTCTAGCTTTAACCAAATACTCGTGCTTGAATCTGTTACCAGAACAAACGATTTGCTTAGTAACATCATAAACAACACCAGGAACATTATTCGATGGAATGCTGTAACGGATCTGTCTTAAATCCTTAGTTTCAACAATCGTTGGCGCAGCTGAATTATAGTTTCTTGAACCAAAAGCATAAGAATATGGAGATACTAAAAACGTTGTATCTGTAACCGCTGTTTTTGGAAAACCTAACAAATCAAATGATGTATCAAACAACATTGTTCTCTTTTGGTTTCCTGAGCCGTCATAATTATCCTTATCCAACTGTGCTCTTAAATACGCTCGGTAAAGCGCACCATTATCTACTACAAACGGATCCATAATTTTGTTCATCTTGGCATCAATTGCCATTTTAACATACATTTCGTTTGTGTAGTCCGCAGCATCAACCTCTAAAGTTGTTGCATTGAAGGTGTAAGCTTCGGGATGCGTATTTAAACCTGCATTTGCAGATAAAAACAACAATGCTTTTGCGTTCAATTGCTCATCTAACAATTTGATAGTGTGCAACAATTGCTTGGCAATGTATTCCTCGATCGTGTACTTGTTTCTTAAGAAATCATTTTCATCTGCGGCAAAAGATTTAGAAACGCAATCAGTAAGACTGTAAGTTTCTGATGCCAAAGGAACATCTGAAGCTGTGAAATCACAAACCTCTTGGCAAGTCTCATCTAACTCTTCGCCACATTGGTCAATCCAAATTACCTTGATCTCATCATCCTCTAAGCTCGTATCCTCTAGGCTTGTTAGGATTTGGTTTCTGTCTGCCTGTTTATCTGCCATCATACGGATGGTTTCCGCATCTGCAGTATATTGGTCCGTTTGGTTTTGGCTATCCGCCCAGACCTGTTCTGTTATTAATTGAATATCGCATTCTTTTGCGATGCTTAAATCTGCCATTTTAAATTTTAAATTTTAATTAAACAATTAGCTCTACGATGCTGCTTGTTTATTGTTCCAGTTGGCTTTTATCTTCTGGCGCTCTTCCAAAGGAATACTTCTATCGCTCATAACTTTAGCGTATTCAGCTTCACTCTTAGGAGCTTTTGTAGAACCACCCGAACCACCATCACCTCCAGGAGGTGGTGTACCTCTATCGTCTGCTTGCTTAAAGTCGTAAAGCGATGCCGCTTTTCCTTTAACAAACTTTTCGAAAGTGATGCCGTGTCCATGCCCATCTTCTAAACGCTTTCCATCTTTCAAAGGAATGAACTCATCCCCTTCTTGTTGAAAATCCAAACCTTGTAGTTCCAAGGTTAAAAATTTCTTTTGGTTAGCTGCTTTCACAGGATCTTCAGAAAGAACAGGGTTCATTGAATCCAAGAGCGATATGGCTCTTTTCTCAACTTTACCAAAAAGTTCTTTTCGGCTGAAGTCTTTAAGTTTAGAATCGAATTCATCTTGAAGCTGCTGTTCTCTTTCCTTGAAAGTTTTATCCTTTTCATTTTGAATTTTAATGAAAGCTGGATGCTTTTTTAAATCCTCTTCACTGAGCTTCGAAAAATCTGTTTTTTGAGCCTTAGAACTTAATTCGACAACTTTATCGATCAAATCCAAACCTTTAAGGTCTGCATCGTCTATGCCGTATTTGTCCTTAATCTCTTTTTCAGATTTAGAAAGAACTTCGCTAGTGGCTTTTTTATAGCCTTCATCAAACTTCTTACTGCCCTTTTGGTTAATGGCCGTAATACGGTTTGAATCTAATTCTAGGAACTTGGTCTTGAATTCAGACTCGTTAAAGTCTTCTTCCTTTTCTGGTAACAATGTAACAATATCGTCCTCTGGTAATTGGTATGCGGTAACCAGCCCTTCCGCCAATGTTTGTCTTAATTTTGTGTATGACATGTGTTGAAAAAATTATTTTTTTGTTTCTTTATCCTTCGCTTGAGTTGCTTTTTTCGGTGCAGTAGTAGCGATATCCTTCGCAGTAATCTGTTCCTCTTTTTTAGAAACATCCTTACTGATTTCAGTAGCTGGCTTTTCTCTAAAAACCCCCTTATACTTTTTTTGAATAGCATCTGCATTGTCCACTTTGTGTTCAGTACCTGCTTTTCTGTTGATAAGTGTTTTCTTGGCCATCATTAAGATTTTTTAGAAGCTGCTTTTGTTTCTGTTTTCTTGGCCTCTTTTTTATCAGAAGATTCCAAATCAGAAACTTTATCCGTCAAGGTCTTAACCTGTCCTTGGAGTTCGGTGATTGTAGTGTCCTTAGTCGCAGATTCGGATTTCAAAGAATCATTTTCTTCGCTTAAGGTCTTAACCTGTCCTTGGAGTTCGGTGATTTGAGATTTCTCAATCTGTGCTTCTTTATTTGCGGTTTCATCAGAAACATCAGAAGCCAACTTCCAACCGTAGGTATTGTCTCCATAAGCTTTCCATTGTGAAAATGGAATCTCTTTGGTGGTATTACCTCTTTTTACTTTAACGGTTTTCGCTGCTTTTTTCTTGTTGCCCATGGCAATATGGTTTTAGTTAAACAATATGTTTTTGCCATGTTGTTGAGCTAGGCAAGCTCCAGAACTGTTACAAATATATAAAAAGAAATTTATAAGTTCTTTTTTATTTTTGATAGTATTCTTCTAGCTTTTCACAGATGAGGTATTCAAGGGCATCTGAAGTGTGTCCAAGTTTCTCAAAAGTAACACCTGTTTCGGCATCCTTTTCCTTTTCCTTTAGCTTACCGTCAATACCCTCCTTAAGCCATTGCATGTCTGAAATTAAATACTCACAAGATGGATCAATAATCAAAACAACGGTATATTCTAAATTGCCGTAAGGAACTACTACTTTTCGTTCTAGGATTCTGTCAATAAAGTCTCTACGGTTTAAAACATTTTTATTTTTACGCCCTACCTTATCAGATGACCTAGAAATATAGGGCGCTAACTTTTCCCTAACTGTATCGAATTGCGTATGGTCTCCACTTCCTGCCTGTCTATAATCACCGGAAGCATCACCATAGAACAACACAAAAGGATCAAAGCTCCCATAATCATAAATAAAAGCTTCTGACACGGCTTCTGTTGAATTTAAAGGGCTTGATAAACAGTATTCTTTAAATATCCTTATTTGGAATTCCCTGACATCTTCTAAATACTCAGATTGCTCGCATAATAAAGTCATGTATGGCTTAGAGTTAAAATCGTAACTCAAACTAATTGGAAGTTCTGGTTTGTAAGTTACAGGTGCGACATGTTCAAATTTACTGAATTTCTTAAAGAATGAATTTCCTGTTCTAGCAAACGGATAACCGTAAACAAATTTAAGACCTTCACCTTCTGATAATTGTGCCAAACGTCCTTCAATATAGCCTTCAGATAGATTGTGAGCGTTATGATAAGTTGATGAAATAACAATTGATTGATTCTCGTTTTCAAGCTGAAAATAACCTTTTGGATTAGTGACTTTCTTTAAAATTTCAGCTTCGTATTCTTCTAGACCGAACATATCGGTAAGCCATTTCACAACACCAATTGAAGGCGATGAGTTAATACAGCAAGGATTCCAATTTATATAGTCATCAACATCTTTTTCAGGATCCTTGAGAACATCCTCGATATTATCAATTTCTAAAGTTTGTTTGTGATATAGGAATCCTGGTTGTGATAGACGCGCTAATATTACGGCCTTAAGCGCATCTTCTTTGGTGTCCTTGGTTTCATCTAGTTCAGCCCAACCGATATTTTTACCATCATGGGCCATGTAGTTAACCAAAGAAGCTGTAAATATAATTCCACCGTTCTGAAAGCTTATGATGCCATGGTAATTATCAAACTTTTCAAAAGACGTAAAATGATCAGGTGGTTTAAGTCCATACACATAATTACCATTCGGATTACCTTTTTTATCGTATTGCGTTAATCCGTAAAGACTTTTCCAGACTTTTTTTATTTCACGCATGGTAGTTTGGGTAAGCTGCATGTGGGTGTTAGCTGCAATCATTCCTGCAATCTTTGGAGCATTCTGAATGTAAAGACCAGACTTAAAACCCATGAGAAAGGTTTTTCCAGAACGTTGACCAGCCATATTAAGCGTTAACTTTTTGCGGCTTTTAAGGACTTTTATTTGTGGAGACGAAAGTTCAATTTCCTGTGACATGAGACAATTTTAAGTTTCGTCCATGACACGCTCTTTAATGACCATTTTGACTTTGCCCATAGTAAATACATCCCTTTTTTGCTCATTGTCTTTAGCGTATGCTCCTTGATATTTCAAAAGCTCAATAATATTTTGTCTACGGCTAGAGAGTTTTAACTTCTTAGTTTCTCCAATAACTAATTCACCAGACTTAATTTCGTCAACATCCAATGATTCTATAGCTAATCTTGAACCTTCAGGTATATCGCTTAAGTTTTTCATAACACCTTTTTCATCAAAAAAATCAGTAATATCATACCTAGCCATTGAAGTTAGCTTTTGAATGCATTCATCAATACTCATTTTGCTTTTTTCTAGTATTTCAGCCTTCAATTCTTCAACATAATGTTTTACGTTAAGTTTTGTTAAGAGTTGTGATGCTTGAATTCTAGCGGTTTTTTTAGAATAACCAGCACGTATTGCTGCCTGAGTTTGATTCATATCAACAACTAGCTCTTCACAAAATCGCTTTTGTTTTGCATTAAGGGGTCTCAAATCTTCAGCCATAGTAAAACAAAGTTAACAAATTGAACTTTATAAGTTCTTTTTTATAAATAATTTTAAATCTCTATCCAAGTTTTTATAATTTAAAGCAGTGTACCTAAGCACTGTCCATCCTAACAATTGCGCAGAATTATATTTTTCACAATCTTTTGTGTACCCACCTACGGTTGTGTGTCCGCTCTTTTTAGAGAAAAGACCTTCGTACTCAATAGCAACCTTTAAGCTTGGCAAAGCCCAATCAAAACGGAATTTTCTATCTGGATGAAATTCGAGTTCTTCAACTGCTTTTTCAATCAGACCTTCACGATGTAGGACCCAAAGAACGGTATTAATACTTTCTTTTTCGGTCGAAATCTTGCCATTAATGGTATATTTATTGCCTAAAACGTTATTTTTTGGTTTGTTCTCGTTCAAATTATTCTTCAATTTGAGATTTGCTATGTCTTTTCTGGTCCAGGTCATTACATTGCTTGTTTAATAGTTCTAAGACTTCTTTTTGATGTATGATGATAAATCTCAGTAGTCTTTGTTGATTTGTGACCTAAAGAAATGGAAAGAGGCTTTATTTCCGTTCCATTATCTAAAGCATATGTGGCGTACGTATGTCTTAAAAGGTGAAATGAAGCCTTTGGAGTAATATATTTTTTAACAATCCCTTGTATGCTGGATCTTGAATATTGAGCTCTTTTATTTTGACCTACAAATACATATTCCTTTTTTTTAAGATGAGTATCAATTTTTTTGTAAGTATGCCAATATTGTTTTAACAACAATATCATATCATCATTTAAAATGCATATACGATCTTTTTTGCCTTTGCTTTGAACAACATTTAAAATATTTTGTTCTTTATCTAAGTGTTCCCATTTTAGGTTTACCACCTCAGATATTCTTAGCCCACAACTCAGTCCAAGAGCTAAAATAGCCTTATGTTTTAAATTTGGTATTGCCTTAATTTTAGTAGCTAAAAGCTCTGCATCAATAATTTTAGGTAATTTCTTTTCTTTTCGAGGTCTGGTGAAATCGATTTTAAAATACTTTTTACCCAATGCTTTTTCCCAAGCAAATTTTAGAGCACTAATAATAACATTCTGTTGGCTTGCAGATGTAAATTGATAATGATCTATGTAACTCTGAAAATCACTAGAATTTAACCTTGAGTGGTGTTTACCAACTTTAGATTCAAATTCTGCTATATACCCAAGGTAATTATCAATAGAACTTTGAGCATATCTTCTTTGATGCAATTTTTGACTTGTAATTTTGTATAAACTCATAGTTTAAGTATTGATTTTGTTAGTATTGTTGGTATATAATAGTTGTAGGCAATTTAAATGCCTAATTTACGCTTGTGCTTTTTGCAAAATACAGTACCACTATTTCTATCAACCATCCTATCACAAGATACATTACGGCATTTAAACTGTTCGCTACGCCCTACAACACCTTGTATAGATAATTGCTTTTTTAGGCTTATATAGTCAATTTCTGCTTTTTCAGCTAATTCTGGGTTTATCCTCCAAAGTTGTAGAAGCCATTTAGGTAAGTCCTCTCTTTTTGTGTTTATGTAATCTACTTTTTCCATTTTTATAATTTTTGTGTTTAATCAATCGCAACTATCCATACAAGCGTAACGTTATCTACAATTTTAAAAGAAAAAAAGCCCACCACTCATACTCGCTGTATGGGTACTCAACGTATCATATACTTGTATATAATCCATTAATAACTTTTTAAAAGTTCTTTGTTCTCATAAATATTGCCAACTACAATCATATCGCTTGGTACATCTTTTCCGTAAAAACCCCAATTACTTAAATGCAAATCCTTTTCTATGGTTTCTAAATCAAAGCAAGCTATCTCTTCATTATAATTTACTACACAATAAATTTCTTGCTCAACCATTTCAGAACCTTCAAATAAAAAACTATCCATTGAGGAAATATCAACTTCAGTTTTTACTTTAACAATATCGCCCTCATAAATCTCAATTCCGTTTTCGTCTATAACACCAGTAAATTGATTGATTATTCCTTTATTCGAGTATTTTAAAACGCTTTCGTATCCTTCCTTTTCAAAGTAACCATATCTATTTTTACCTATTGGCACAGCGTTTTCTATCATATTTTTTTCATTCCAAGCTCTAAATTTTAATTCTCTCATAATTCTGTATTATACATATCAGCTCTACTTGCACAAGCAGGGCAATAATATTTGTTCATATGTTTATCGTTAGTTCATTGTTCTTCCATTGCTATATTTTCAACAGAATTTTCATCTGGAAATAAATTAAAATCATCGTGATTAGTTAATTTTTCATCACAACTGTCGCAGTTTATTTCAAACCAGATTTTACCTTTGTAAATTATTTTTTCTCTCATTTATAAAGTTAATTTATTAATTATTTCTGCAATTATGCAAACTGTAACACCAAAAGCGAAACCGTAAATAAATTTAAAATCCTTTTTGTTTTCTTTAATTTCAATCTTATTATTTAGGTCATTACCACAATCTAAACAAGTTTCGTAATACCCAAATACATCGCTAAAGTTTTGTGTTCTTCTATTGTGCTTACATTTCATTTATTGTAAATATTTTAGTTCGTTCCTCACTAATTAGCATTCCTTTTTTTTCTTTTAAAACAGATAGATAACACAGTATAAAGTTCAGTTGCCAAACGCTCGTTGTAAATAAGGCAACCGAAACCTTATACTTATTCGTTGTAGGCAATTTAAATGCCTAATTTACGCTTGTGCTTTTTGCAAAATACAGTACCACTATTTCTATCAACCATCCTATCACAAGATACATTACGGCATTTAAACTGTTCGCTACGCCCTACAACACCTTGTATAGATAATTGCTTTTTTAGGCTTATATAGTCAATTTCTGCTTTTTCAGCTAATTCTGGGTTTATCCTCCAAAGTTGTAGAAGCCATTTAGGTAAGTCCTCTCTTTTTGTGTTTATGTAATCTACTTTTTCCATTTTTATAATTTTTGTGTTTAATCAATCGCAACTATCCATACAAGCGTAACGTTGGCAGTAATACTACTCACCTACAATCAAATAGTCTACTCTGCATTTAAGCACAAGAAACTCACCGCTTTTTTCTAGTTGTCTTATTACTGCTTTTCTTGCTAAATCTATATTTGTAGCACACACTAATTGGCTTAGTTTTATCGGTTCGTTAAAGTCAAAAAATTTATCCATTTCTTTAAATTTATCCCGCCATTTATCTGTGTAAACATATTCAGAATGTGACATATAATATCTTTTGCCTTTTGTGCTTAAATTGTCGTTTAAATCTTCCATTTTAGTTTTTAAATTATCGTACTACTGCCAACAAAGTATATAATTTATAGGCAGTAAGGTTATTATTCAGTCTTTATTTCTTGTCTGTCAAGTAGGTGTTTAATCGCTTGTTTCTCGCTTGTCTATGCCTACAAAATCATATACAAACCGTTAAAGGCAATCGCCTTCGGACGAAAATCAAACCAGTAAAAATTTTAACACCTCTTCTAATTCACGCCTGCGTGCCGTCAGTTCATTACTGTTATCTCTCCACATTTTTCTGTACCATTCAGGTTTAGTCATATCCCAACGTTTTTCGCAGGCTCTGGCATCTGCTTCTTTAAGATGTTTTATTCTTAATTCCAAATATTCTTTCATTTCTACAAATTTTTAATAGTTTCTAAAGATTTTCTCAATTGCCTTTAACGCTCACCGTAAGGCTGCGCATCGGCAAATCATATTAATTTTTGGTTAAGTATATCTGCACCGAAGGCAACAGCATTTAACATAGTATATACCCTATAGATGCGAAGCCTATGCTCTTACCGTGTATGCTTCGCATCCACAGAGCATATACGGTGAGCGTTACCTGCAATTTAAAATACTATAGTACTTTTGCCTAATTGCATTAACTGTTCGACCGTTCGGGTAATCAATTTCTAAGTAAGCTCTTACCCAATCATAACCAGGGAAATTCCAATCCCACGCATTTTCAGTAAGCCTCACTAATTCTTGTTCTTCTTCTTTAGTCCATTTTTTCATAATAAATAGTATTTTAAACTGTTCACTTCGTCAGGTAACACAGTATATAAGTAATTTTATTATTTGGAAATTATTGCTTTTTTGCCAGCAATTTCAGAAGCTATGTTTTGACCCCAACCGTTCATTCCATTTACCGCAGTATAGGTGTTGTCTGTTTCTTTTTTAAATTGTACCATCATATCACCGTTAAAGTCTATATCAATAAGTTCGTCTTTAAGCAAGTCATTAGAAATTTCTACGGTTTGGTTTTCAAATGTTATTTTTTTCATATTTATAAATTTTGTGATTAATAATAAAACTACTCATATACTTATCCGTTAGCTACAATGGGCATCGAGCCACGCAATCAAAAAGGCAGATCATCATCATAGTTTTCATTGTCAACGTGATTTCTAGGTTCAAAAGCCTGATCCGGACTTAAAGGTTCTGGTTTAAATTCATTATCTTTCCAACTATCATCAAAATCCTTTAGGTCCTTAAACCTCATATATTTCAATTCACTAGAATCTAAAACAGTAGCTCCCAAACTTCCCTCTCTGGTTTTAGCTGTGTTCAATTCACATTGGCCTGCTGTAGGTGTTCGCATATCAACATCCCACTCATCAATCTTATAATATTCCGGTCTAAGAAGAAACTGAACGACATTCGCATCTTGCTCTATGGCTCCAGACTCACGTAAATCTGAAAGCTGAGGACGTTTCATTCCTCCTCGTGTTTCTACAGCTCTCGATAATTGTGACAATGCAACAACAGGAATCTGAAATTCTTTTGCTATTGCCTTGAGTTTTCTTGAAATCTGCGCAATTTCCTGTTCGCGGTTTCCGTTTTTGTTGTTAGTAGAACCTCTCATAAGCTGCAGATAATCCACATAAACAATCCTCACTTTCTCTTGTCTTACCCATTTTCCGATAATGGTCTTGGCTTCATTTACAGTGGTTTCACTTCCATCGTGAATGTGGATCGGTAGTTTCTTTATCTTTTCAGATTCTTTTCTGATCACTTCCTTTTCCGATGGTGTCAGCTGATTCTGTTTAATCCGGCTCGATTCAATCCCGAATTCATTAGCGATGATTCTTCCAACCAATTCCACGTCGCTCATTTCCAAAGAAAGAAAACCAACTGGGATTCCCTGTTCGGATTGAAACTTTGCTTCATTGAGAACAAAAGCAGTTTTACCCATACCAGGACGTGCAGCTATTATAACTAAATCGTTAGGATGATAACCATTTGTACGTTTGTTCAGTTTTGTAAACTTACTGGGTATACTGGCCTGAGGGTTTTTACTGTTCTCAATCAGCTTATCAAAAACTGAACTTAGATTTTCTGCTTTTTTTCGCAATAGCCATTCCGATGTATCGTCCAATGCTTTCTGAGATTCCTCAAGAAGATCAAATATATCCTTTGTTTCGTCATAAGCTTCTTCTAAGATTACACTAGCAACCTTTATCGATTGCCTTTGCACGTATTTTTGCATGAGTATACGGCAATGCCTTTCGGTATGTGCAGAAGAAGAAACACGCTGAGTAAGTCCGATCAGATAGAAATCGCCGCCAACTAAGTCTAGTTGCGCCTTTGATTTTAGTTGATCAGAAACGGTGAGTAAATCAATAGGGCTATCGTCAGCAAACAAATCGAAAATGGCCGTATAGATATACTTATGCGCATCCTTGTAAAAAACATCCTCGTTATCGCTTATAGTTTCAATAGCTTCGTAAACGCCTTGCTTATCGATCATCATTGCGCCAAGAACGACCTCCTCCAGATCAACAGCCTGTGGTGGTATTTTTCCTTTTTCAAGTGAGATAACTGTGGATCGATCCACTTTGTTTTGGTTGTATGGTTTAGGTTGATTCATCTAGTATCTATCTGGTGCTGTTGATTGTGGTTGATTTTGGTTTGAATTTCTTGAGTTGCCCTGATTCGATATCCAAGAACGTGTGTAACTTCTCAATCTTGGAAGAAGCTGATCAGATTCCCATTCGATTTTGTTCTGTGAAATCTCAATATCGATTTTATCATTGAAATTATCGATTAGAGAATTCCAATCCTTAACCAGTTTTTTATTCTGCATTTCGAAGTCGTTAAACTCAATTTCTTTTTCTGAAATTAAAAATTGAATCGCGCGCGCATTATTCCCTTTCTCTTTTACTTTCTCTTTTACTTTCTCTTTCTCTTTCTCTTTAATAAGAGGGGTTTCTTGGGTTTCTTCGTTGGGTTTTAAAGCTGGGTTATTGGGTTTTTTATTTCCATCTTTTTCAGTTTGAAAAGACTCTTTTTTTTGTTTCGGTGGGCGCCCTCCTTTCTTACCATTTTCGCGAGAAGCTTCAGCTTTAGAAATTCGCTTTTTAATTGAAGTTATCCACCACTTACCATCTGGTTGAACTTCTATGTAGCTCATTAATTTTTCAAGTTCCTTATCAGAGAGCTCAATATTAAAATCATCTTCAAGATAATACTTGTTCATTTCTACGGGCTGACCTTCTTTATACATAAGATCAAAAAGCTCTCGTAAAGCATAGCGTACCATCGGAAAGCGCTTTAATCTTTTAAAAGTTTGTGAGGTCCACCAATCTTGTGGGTACCATGTGTATCCTAGTTGTGCCATTAAATCTTTAGTTATTTGTAAGAATCATACCAATACATATCCTTATCATCGTCATCAAAACAGCAATAAGCTAGTATGCAAAATGCTATGATGATTAGAATGACCACAATTCCTATGATTAGTAATATTTTCATTAATTTCTATTTAAATAAATCCATTATACCATCCACCATATCCATCTGTATGCTATCGGTAGCACCAGTAATGGTATTGGCAACATGGCGTTTTTGTAAAATCAGTTCGTACATACGTTCGTCAATAGTATTCTGGCCAAGAAAGTATGTACACATAACATTGTTGGTCTGGCCGATTCTGTGCGCTCTGTCCTCACATTGCACACAATCTGCATAAGTCCATGGATACTCAATGAAAGCTACCCTAGAACTCGCTGTAAGCGTAATACCAACTCCTGCAGCTTTGATATTGCAGATGATGAGATTGGTGCTGGAATCTTTTTGGAATGCATCAATGCTCGCTTGTTTTTCAAAATCCTTGTCACGGCCAGTAACGGTAACGGCATCGGGAAACTCTTTTAAAAGTTCATCAACAATAACATGGTGAATTACAAATACAATAAGCTTCTCACCGGAATCTACCACCTCATGTATGAATTCACGAGCTTCGTTTAGTTTTCCGTAAGCAGATATCTTTTTTAAGGCTTGCATCTTTACAATGATCTCACCTCTCATTTTCTTAGTAATTTCTGCATCATTTGCTCCACTTTCTTCCAGGTACCTTACAAATTCATCACGTGCGGTATTGTATTCAGTTCTTGTGGTGATATCACACAGAATGGTCTGTCTTTGCTTTTCTGGCAAATCCTTAGCAACATCTGTTTTTTCTCGTCTGAAGAAACAATATTTGTTAAGAAAATAATTCAGTTCCTTAAGGTTTGCAGATCCACGTCCAACTTCGCAATACCTGGAAAAGAACTTTTGCTTACCACCAAAATTATTTAATCGATTGATGATGGCCAGCTGTGGAAACAAATCCACCGGCTTATTGACCACGGGTGTACCTGTCAATAGAATAACCCATTCCTTACCTCTAGTAATCTGAAGTGCGAGCTGTGCGTTTAAAGTACTTGGATTTTTACAGCGATGACTCTCATCGATGATAACTGACTTAAAGAGCTTGATGCGATCGTCCATAACAATATCCTTGCTTCTTCTTCTCTGGTTCTTGGCTGGCATCTTAGCAACAAAATACTTCTTCATGCTTTCGTAGTTGGTAATAAAAACATCCGCCATACCAATGTCAAAGAAGCGATGCCATGATTCCTTAATCTTTGAATCCAAAACCATTGCCTTTCTATCGGTCCACATTTCCCATTCACGTTTCCAATTGATCTTTGTAGATGATGGACATATTACCAAGCAAGGAAACACGTCTTCACCTCTAATAGCTGCTGCATGAATTGTGGCCAAAGACTGTAATGTTTTACCAAGTCCCTGTTCATCACCATTTATAAATCGCTTAAGTTGTAAACCTTTTGCAACTCCCATTTCTTGGTATGGTCTAAAACCAAAACCTTCGGGATGCGATAGAGGTACCGAAACCTCAAGAGTTGGCATAGGAGGCAGTTCTCCCAATTGCTCTGGTGTCTCGGTATCTATCTTAAAATATTGAGCTCTTGAATAAGAATTGACATACTGCTGAAGTGCTATAACAGATGACCGCTGATTGAGTGGAATGCGCCATTGCTTATCCTTATACTCAAAAGAAGCATCGGAGATTTTCTTTACAGCTGCCGTGTTTCGCTTTCGCCAATGGTTAAAATCGATATGTATCCGGAACTCGGTTCCGTATTCTAGTATCTGCATATTCAACTTGCTTCTTTTTCAATTTTATGAATATCAAACAAAGTAGGTACTGATAGTTGGTATTCTATAGATTTTAAATAATATAACCCATCATCATAATAGTCTGGATTTAACTCTATGGACCATGCTTTTCTATCCATTTTCAAAGCTTGGTATGGCGTTGAAAACAATCCACCGAACGGATCACCAACAATCTCTCCAGGATTAGAATATTGGAAAATCAATCTTTCAATGATATCCAATTGCAAAGGACAGATATGCTTTTCCTTTTTTCGGTTGGCTTGGTTGGCGTTTAAGGTTTTTAAACGGTTCACGTCATTCATTACATCAGAACCTTTTGGTCTGTTCATTAGGGTCATCATCTTTTTAGACAACTTACCTGCTTTATCCAAAGTTTCGGATGCTTCAATGTGCAATTGATAATCGTAGGGAATAACACGGCAGTATTCTTTCCACCAAGCGTAAATGGTTTTTGGATTTATGGTTTCAGCCTGTTCCAATGTCAAGAATCGGTTTCCGTTACTTTGCCATATAGCATGTGCATCTAGTTGCCAACGTGCCAAAGAATAAGTTTCCTTTGATTTATTTACAGGCAGATCTGCGTATGCGTTTTTATCATCACTTGGAGACTTTCTGAACAATAAGATATACTCTGGTAGTCCACATCCCATTTTAGTAGAATCTTTAACCAACTCACCCCATGTTAAACGATATGTTTGATTGTTTTCCTGAACCACATCAGTTGGTACCGTAATCTTACCTATCAAATGAAATCCATGTTTTGTAAAGCTTCGAACGCTTTCACCTGAAAAATCATCTATTGAGGTATATGAAATACCTTTTTGATAGCCGTAACGGATTCTGTCTTTCACATGTACGGCACAAATTCTACCTGGTATAAGTTTGTCAAGCAATTTAGGTACCAAGAAATCCATTTGTTCAAAAAATCCTTCATTTGTAGGGTTATGACCAAAATCATTGTAATTGTTGCTGTATTCGTAATGGTTGCCGAACGGAATCGAAGTAACGATCAATCCGGTTGAATCGTTTTCAATATTATCGAGTTCCAAAGTGCAATCTCCATTGTAAACGGTTGCATTGCCAACAGTATGTGTTCTGGTTTTTTCAAATATTTTTCGTTTCATGTCGCTTGAAAGTTTGTTATTGTTAAGTTCATAGTTTCTAACTAGGTTAATCATTTCTGTTTGCAGTTCTATATGGCGTTTCCATTTTGCCTTTAGTTCTTTGAGGACCTCACGCTCATTTTGGGTATGGATGATGTAGATATGGACTTCTTTAGTTTGCTTGAACCTATAGATACGGTGGACGGCCTGTATAAAATCATTGAACTTATAATCTATTCCAACGAAGATGGCACGACTGCAGTGATGTTGAAAATTACACCCACTACCTGCAATCTGTGGTTTTGTGGATAGTATTTGGTATTTTCCATCGGAATAGTCTATTAAGAGCTTCTCCTTAAGTTCATTTGATTGGCTGCCGTAAACAGACTTTAAAACGATATCATCTGAACGTCTTTTTTCGATTGCCATGCGCTCTGCTTCCCGATGGTGCCAAAGAATGACATTTGAGTGCGGAAATTCATTCTCTATAATCTCAAAAGCTTTGTTAACACGCAAATCTACAGATTCGGATTTTTCCCTAGCTGTATCGTTCAAGCTTTTTGTAACGTCTTTAAAAAAGACCAAATCACCATCTTTATTTATAATTGGTTTATTTGTCAAATGTTCCACTTCAATTTCATGAATGTGCATTTTAGGAAGGTTATAGCCTTCATCGCTATACCCCAAATCTGATGGTTTGTTGATGAAAACTGCCCAACTACTTACCCATTTCCAAAATTCGTCACGTTGGGTATCGTTAATCTTTAGGTTTCCTGCTTTTTTAGGATCCCTTTTAAAGAATTGGGTAAGCGCATGACCTCTATCTATAACACCAAGAAACTGAGCATAGTTTAAAATCTCAATGTAATTGTTAGGTGTTGGCGTTGCTGTAAATACAAAACGATATGGTACTTTTCCGAAATGCTCCAGAACATAATTGGTCGTTTCTGTCTTTAGGTTTCTTAGCACTGATGCTTCGTCAAATGAAACACCACCGAATTTAGAAGCATCGATATCGCCTTTACGGATGCGCTCGTAATTAGTTAAATAAATCTTAGGCTCAAAGTTTTCTAACGTATCAGTATCGGTTATGTATTGAATTTCAAATTCTGATCCAATAAGTTCATTATCACGTTTAAACTCTCCAATAACGCCCAATGGTAAACCAATTAAAAAAGGCTTTCCTGTCTTTTTGATTATCTGCTGGGCTATTATTAACTGCATTACTGTTTTTCCCAACCCGAATGAAGCAAAAACAGCTCTACGACCACCTTGTATAGCCCATTTGCAGATGTCCTTCTGATGTGGCTTCAAAACCTCTTGAAGGTTATCTGTTGAAATATCAAATCCGTAATCTTCTGCAATGATGATTTTGTTTTTTAAGAATTCCAAGTACTCCATTTGTAATTTATAGATTTATAGTGTATTCAATTTTGAAATAGATTGAGAAATCGAAAGAATCTCTCGTTCTATATTTGCAGCATTAGCCATAGCGAAATGATAAGCTGACATTAATTCTGGCTCATCAATTATCTTCTGTTCTTCGGCAAGTGCTTCATGTAATTTCTCTAGACGTTGACTAAGAACTTTAATAGCTGGACTGTGATTCACCTTATTTCTTTCACAGCTTGTACATTGTTCCTTACAACGGTTATTTGTTGCACCAGAAGCCTGCAACCTGCAATAGTGAGTTGCAGACTCAGATGTTTTAATAGATGTCATTAGGCAGCAGTTTCTTCAAATTCCTCTGGCACTTGATCACCATCTGCTTCAGGATTAAAGTCGTCGCCAAAATCCATTGATTGCTGTTCCCTTAAGGCTTCCTTTCCGTCCATATACTCCAGGACTTCTTCTTTGATGACTTCTATCTGTGCCATTAATTGGTCCAGGAACTCATATTTTTCTTCATCAGATGCACTGACCCTGATCTTAGGAGATGAAAAGCTTACGGTTCTACCAGTGTTTAGAATCTTATAGCCTGTAATAGTATAAGAGATATCACCTTTGTTATCATCAATGGCAACACCAGTAACTCTAAACTTATTTAAAAGTTCTTCTGGCAGGCTCTTTAAATCAATTACCTTGGCAACCTCGGATTTCTTTTTCATTTCGGTGACCAGAACAAAGTGTGGTACCAAAGCTGATAAGGCATCGTCTAGATCTTCATGGATTGGTGCATCTGCACTGGCCTTGATTTTTGTCTTACGACCGTTGGAGGTCATGGTGTAATTCCATTTAAGGAATATGCGTGAGCTTAGCTCAACGTTTGAAATTTCAATGTCCATTTTTTCTATGGTTTTTTAGTGGTTAAAAAATATGCGTAACTGTTAATTGTAGGCCGTTTAATGATTTGGGTTTCTTTTTCAAGTTCTTCTAATATTGGTAACAATTGGTTCAATCTAAACCCAGATTTGCCATCGCTGAATTCGTGCTGTTTTTTGACGATGAACTTGAACATCTTTTTTATTGATTCGGTTTCCTCTGGTGTGAAATTCATAATGAATTCCAAGATTCATTCATTCTTTCAAAGAATTCTTCTCTGCTTCTATAAAGTTCATCCTCTCTAAAAGCTTTTGATTCAAAAGAACGATCGTGTAATTGAATCTGATAGTATTTATCTGTTTTTAAATTATCTTGAGAAGCAGGCAAAGCGAAATCTTTTACTTCATTTGAAAAATGTTGTCTTAACACATATCCTTTTTTAACTGTTGATTTCTCAACAAAAAAAACAGGTTGTTTTATTAGGTATTTAAATTCTATTTTCATGTTCTAAAATGGTGTTTTATTAAAATCAATTGTTAATCCTGCGTTGGCAACGCTCACGGTTTTGCCAGTAGCTTCAGCAACCGTATCCTTAAACATCAGTTCATCACTATTACTATCGGATAAGTGGATGAGAACTATGTTATTTACCTTGCTGAGATCATTAGCTTTTAATGTCTTTACGCAAGTGTCCAGGCTCATGTGATTCTTAATGATTCGGTTTCTTAAAAATTCCATATCATTGAGCTTTCGTTTGGCAATGGCTTCATCATAATTGGCTTCAATGATGATGTTATTTAGGTTTGGAAATGTGTATGCACAGAATATTAAGTCTGTAATGAAAAGCACTTTTCCACACTCAGGATGATCTATTAAGAAGCCACAAGGCTCAACGGCATCGTGCATGATATCGAATGGCATAATCTTAAAATTCCCTAGCTTAAATGTTTCGTGAAGCTCAAATGATTTTGCTCTATGGTTTGATGATGTCTGCAAAGCAGCATGTGTACCTTCCGTTGCATGTACATCGATGCCGTAATGCATTAAGTCCTTAATGGATTTTGCATGGTCACCATGTTCATGAGTTACTATACATCCAACCAACTTTGAAAAATCGAAATTGAATGCGTTTTTTATATCGCTAATCCGTACACCACACTCAATGAGCAATGCTTCATCCTGTGATTGTAGGATGTAAGCATTACCTTTTGAGCCGCTATTAATAACTTTTAGTTTCATTTAGAATTCTGGACCAGTAACTTTAGCTTCTTCTTCAATGGCTTGGTTGTGTAAAGTTTGAAAATCTGAATCTTCATTTATCTCACCAGTTTCTTTATCAACTTCCACATCTTCTGCATCAACTTCCATAGTCAACACCTTCTTGTTCGCGTTTTCTTCAATAAGTTCTTGAACTTCTGCATCGTTAGATTGTGCTTCACTTTGCAAAACATGCTGTAGATGGTCATCGATCTTTTGACTGTCGATATTTATTTTGTCCCAACAATGGCGTTTTAATGTTTTCATGAACATTTCTTCTTCCCAACCTTCGACCTTTTCCTTTTTACCAGTCTTTTTTCCGTTGTTCCATTCATCCTTTTCGCCTCCCCAAAATTCAGCAGACGCATACTTTGGCTTGCGCTTTTCAATCTGTGCACGGTTAAGAACAATTAGCTTGTTTTTCTCTGGATTGTCGATAAAAATCTGATAGTAGAAACCACCTTCTAGCTCACCACGATTAAAGTCGTCTTGAATTTCAAATTCGTAAGATTCAATCTTATTATCAACGCTTTTCTTTTTTGATTTAAAGTGATCTGTTGAGTATTTAAGTTCGAAAATCACATCATCCGGAACATCATAACCGTATTTTCTAGCTTTCAATTCTAAGCCATTGAAGCCTTCCATTAAATTGATATCGTACTTACCAGTTTTATTATTTTTGTAAGGAATAGGTGAGATATGATTCTTTTGCAATGGATCTAATCCAATACTAGAATAAGCCACAACGTCCAAGGCAAGCTTATTCATGTTTACATTTTGCCATGTTAAAGCAACTGCATCTCTGTAATTTTCAGATTTTGCTAGTCGCTTTTGCTCAGCTTCATTTAACACAGCATCTACCTTTATAAAATAGTTCTGTATAAGTTTTTTCTGAAACGATGTCAGCTCCACTGGCTCATTGCTTAAACCTGTTGGAAATTCCTTGATTACGGCTTGCGTAAATCGTTCTGATGGTGTAGCGTTGTTTAGTGTCGCTACTTCTGTTTTCTTTTTTGTCATTTTATTTTGATTTATAGATTATTTAATTTTCGTTTGGTATTGGAAATTCTGCCTCAGTTTCATTTCTATGAATAAATTCTTTAAGAGCTTTAATCATATCCTTCCTCTCACAGTTACAGACGTAATTTGTCATGCCCTTATCTGTATTGACATCAAAAGTTAGTAGCGCAAAGCCAACCGAATTCTTTTTACGTCCTTTTTCTTCATGGATGAGATAGCTAACAAAATCAGCTAATTCTCTCATCTCAATTGATCCTACTTGAATGCTCATTTGTTTTTTATTCTAGGTGCCTTTTTAAATCCATGACCACATTTGTATTTGAACTTTTTACCAGTTCTTTTTTTAGCTTTTATTATATTTTCTTCGGTTCCTGGAAACACTTGGACATGATCAACATTCGGTTGTTTCAACATCTCCTGCAATTCCTCAGGATTGAATTCTTTTAATTGATCATAAAGACCATCTTTCACTGCTTGCATAATTTTATATTTAAACCGTTTCTAATTGTTCAACTCTGTTCTCTACCCTCAAAACCTTATCAGGTTTAGAAACAATCAGATTAATGATTTGTGATTCCGTTGGAATAAGCTCAACCACACTCTCACGGTTATCAATAAACACGGGAGCATTAACTTGGTAATGTTGGCAAAGCGTGTTGATGATATCGATACCTGCATTGATTTTAGAAGCTGTGTTGGCATCGCTGAACGGAACACCATTAATTAGTGCCTTACATGTTGGCGTTTCACCACCATTGATCTGTGTATCGAACAACTTAAAGTTTACGATTCTGAATCTGTTGTTTACTGATTGCTCTATGCGCGTGCTCTTTTCTTTTTCGAATGCTTCCATGGTAAAGAGTTCCTTTTCTAGATCTGCGATAGATTGCGCCAAGGTTGTTTCTTCTTTGGACAGCTGCTCAATCCTTTTGTTAGAAGTTTCGATTTGTGATTCTTTCTGAAGTTCGTTCTTAATGGCATCACGTTCAGCATTCAATTTTTCCAACTGTGATCTCAGTTCTGAAGTATCAACCTTTGGTCTATTGGCCAAAGCTTCTTTTTTATCTTCAATAGCTTGATACTTAGGTTTCAGTTCCTGTTCCTTTTCAGATAGTAATGTTGTATAGATTTCCATCTGTGTCTTAGTGTTGGAGGCTGCCTTTAATTCTTCTGATAGTTCGGCACGTTTTTCCCAGTTCAGCTTATTGGCTTCTTGTAATTCCTTAAGCTCAGTTGTAAGGCTGATGACATTATTCTCTAAGGTCATTTTCTGACCAGACAATGATTGACCACGTTCGGTAATGCTTTTAAGCTTGGCGTTTTTGTTGCTGGCAAAATGTTCCTGAAGGTCTTTTTTCTTTTCCTCAACATCTGAAGCTTCAAATTCTCGTTTACATGTTGGACATGCACAATCTGAATCATCCATTACAAACTCCTTAGCGTTCTCAACTTCCCATTCCTTTCTTAAATTAGCGATGGTTTTGCTTATTTCACCAATTTGATTGCCATAGCTTGAGGTCTTTGAGTTATTAATTGAAATTGCAGATTCATTAGATTTAATATCTCCATCAATAGCATCAATTTTACGTTGAATTTCCCTTGGCTTTGATTGTGCTTCATTGTAAGCTTCAGATGCTTTTTGTTGTAGTTGATGCTTTTCGCTTTGGATCTCGTTCTCAATAGCGTAAATCTCGTTTTGGATTTCCTTTTGTGCATCGATATCCGATTGTTGGGCCTTTAACTTATCCGATACCTGATCGTTAACCGCTTCAATGGCTTTGGTCTTAACCTCTAAATCTGCCTTGAGTTTGTCGAAATCTAAACCTACAGGTTTACTTCGTTCCACTTCGTCGATTCTCGTAGGTATGGTACCTAGTTCTTTTTTGGATTTTAAAATGTTGGCTTTGACTTCGGATTTTCTTTCATTAAAGGATTTTCCTATTAAGTTTTTAAGTAGATTCTCAAACTCTGCATTTCCTTTTGCAACATCTTCATCCGTGATATTGCCTGACATATCAATCAACACGTCTCTCTGGTCCTGCCACTTTAAAGAATTGAATGCTGCAGGATTTGTGATCATCTTGAAAATCTTTTCATCAATGATATTATTGATCTTTGATGTAAACTCTCCTGCGTTCATTGGTACACCGTTCCATTCGTACACGGTTTCGTTTCCTGTGAACTCAGAATCTAATGCACCTCTTTTCTTTACCCATTTTTGGCGCATAATACGTGTGAGTTCTACACGCTCACCATCAACTGATAATACAGCTGAAACCTCTGCTTCAATCTTTGGGATGATGTTATAGTTTTTATCTAGCGTCTGTACTTCGAAGCTCTTACGGTCGGTACTGTCCTTTCCGAAAAGTAAAAAAACAAAAGAATCGAATACTGTGGTTTTTCCTGAACCATTGGCTCCATAGATGAATGATTCATCGCTTGAAAAATCAACTTCAAGATTTCTGACCCCTTTGAAGTTTAAAAGTTTTAGTTTTTTTAATGTTATTTTTTTCATGATTTTAGATTTTAGTAGTTAAAGTTTTTTTTGAGTTCCAACCTCTTCTAATTCGTTGGGTGATGACTTTTGATGGAATCCTAGTTAATTCACTCCATTCAGATGCTGATTTCGTTTCACCTTCATGGGTGATTAGTACTGAAGATGTTCTATTTTTGGATTGCCATTTTTTATGAATCCATTTGCAGTTGGAAGGTTCGTAATTTCCATCCACTAAAACTCTCTCTATTGTCAAACCTATTTTATAACCTTCTTCAATTGCCCACTTATGAAATACTTCAAATGAATTTTCCCATTCGTTACAAATTTTTATCCCACGACCTCCATAATCAGTATAAGATTTAGAATTTGGATTATTGCAACGTTGCTTAATTCCAATCCAAACTTTATACAATTTGTAGTTGTCATTGATAAGTCCATGAGTAGTTTTAGCAACCGACGTTCTTTCTTTTTGAAGGCATCCACAACTTTGAGTATGACCATTTTTCAAAACACCTCCTCTAATGGTTTTAATAGTTCCACAGTCGCATTCACATTTCCAAAGCGAATCATATTGTTTATTTCGACCTTCATAACTTAAAACCTTTAGCCTTGAAAATGTCTGTCCTGTAAGGTCCGATTTGATTTCAATTGTTTTCATAGTATTATTGATTTATAGAGTTGTTATGTTTCATTATCATCGTCTCCATTTCTAAAAAAACAGGATTAACATCCATATCTGTGGAGAATGCTATCATGTTATATGTCATGCTTTCGGCAACTGAACTTCCTTCAACGCAATCCAATAAATGATGGTAAAAGTTTATAAGTTCATTGTCGTTAGTTGTGGCATCGTGTTTTTTCAATAGACTGTCAAGCCCTAAATTGAAAAGCGGATTTCCTACTTCAATTTTTTTGAGTAAATTTGTACTGTCGTTTTTCTTGTGATTCATACGGATTTCGATTTATAGATTAAGAAGCCATGTTCCAAGCGTGGCTTTTTTTTATGTTATTCTCTTTTTTATCAGTTGATAAAATGCAACTGCAATGATCACAGTTACCATTGCTTCTGTAAGTGTTACCATATCGGTATAGGTTTTTATAATTGGGATTTGGGATAGTATCAACAATGCCATGGCGATTATTGAATAAAAACATACGGTGTATTCGAATCTTTTACTTTTCATACGTTTAGGGTTTTGCGTCTTTTGCTTATCAGCTTTTCCTTCTGGCTCGCCGTAAGGACAGGTTTTGAAAATGAGCTGTCCGAACCACCAGACAGCTCCTCCTTCAGTGCCGCAGCTTCTTTCATCAAAAGGCTTGCGTTTATCTCCATGCGCTCTATGCGCTTTAGTATTGCATCAGAAATTGCCATATTAAGAAGCTACCATTAAGCTTAATTCCTTCTCTGCATCTTTAGCGTCTCTAATTTGTTTTCTACAATTCTCTATTGCAACTAGGATAAGTCTTTCAATAGCTTTTGAACTAGAAGCTGTCATAGTATGAGTTCTATACACTACATTTCTAATTGTAGAAGGTCCGATACCTGTTTCTTCAGAAACATGAGCTCTATCATGTTTATCTGTATGTTTTCTTAAATAAATTGATAGATCTTCGTTTATAAGCTTTCCGTAATCTTCAGTTTTAAATGATGCCATTTTATAATTGTATTAATTTGTTAACAAGATTCAGTTTTATAAACTCTGTAATGAGTAATGTTTTTAGCCAATCTTGGTGCACGTCTAACATTTTGAGTACTAATTGTAAACACAGCAAATAATTGGATCAAAAGACAAATAAGCGCAGCGAAGAATTTCTTTGGATTTTTCTTTGAAAGAATGTACTCCCTAACCAGATCAGCGGTGTTGTTGAGATTGTTCTTTCTGAAAATATTGTACTTATGATTTCCTATAGTTTTGGGACTAACACAAAGTAAATCTGCAACTTGTTTTTCTGAATAACCTAATGTTACCAGCTTTGCAACTTTATTCTCTGTCTTTGTTAATTCCATGGGTAATTTGCCTTAATTATTGTTTCAATTCTTGCTTTGTGTTGGGTTTTTGTCTTACTTTGTTGTAATAACAGTACAAATATACGGACATTTGTCCGAATTAAACAAATTATTATAGGAATTTTTTCCGATTTATTTTATATGAACGACATTTACGATGATATTATTAGTATAAAAAAGGCTTTAAAACTTAACAATGAAGACCTTGGAAGTCTACTCAATAAAAGCGGTGACACCTTTAGAAAGTCAATGAGCAGAAAGAGCTTGAGTGATTTTGAATTAAAAGCATTGTTAAAAACATTATCGAATGTAAATTCGGAAAAAGATTCGGACACTCTGTCCAAAATACAGGAGGCCTTAAATAAAATTCGGACAAAAATCCAAAAGAATAAACAATTAATTAGAGATAAAATTTTATTGGTAGATGAAGAAAATGAGCTTCTTTCAAGAATTAAAGGAGATCCTGCTTACTTAGATTTGTTTACAGATCATAATGACGAATCTGAAATAAAGGTAAATGAACCTTCTGAGATTTATCCAACAAAATCAGGCAACATCATTGAAGAACTAGCAAACGGCAAATACCTTTTAACGGTTCCTATGGTACCATATAAGGCACACGCTACATACATTAGTGAGTTTACAGATGCCGAATATATTTCGGACCTTACAAAAGTGTCTTTCATTGTCGATAGGATTCCCAGAGGCAAGTATCAGGCTTTTGAAATACAAAATGATAGTATGAACGATGCCACACTAGAAAGAGGGCCGTCTAGGGAAGCGATTTTAAATGGCGATATTGTTCTTGGAAGGGAATTGGGCAAACAGCATTGGACCTCTAAATTGAACACTAATAACTATCCGTATTGGATCATAGTGCATAAGAACACAATAGTTTGCAAGGAAATCATAAACCATGATGTTGAAAATGGTACAATAACATGCCATAGTTTAAATGATTCCCCAGAGTTTCAGGATTTCGATTTAAAGCTAGATGATTGTCATCAGCTATTTAATATTATAAAAAAACAGGTATGAAAAAAATTATATTATTGATATCAATATTAACCACGTTCTTAAGCTATTCTCAAAAACTTAAAGAGATTGATACTCTAAATTATCAGGATATGATTTCCAAGAAAAACAAAAAGAAGTTTAGAAACGGAATGGATATTCATCTATATAAGGCAAAGGACAAAAACAGCTATAAAGTTGGTGACACTTTAAGTATGGGAATACCTTCTGGTATAAACGAAGTTGATCAATTTAAAAATAGAGACACACGTTTTGAATACATATTTTATGGAAAACCCAGTGGTGTACTTTTTAAAGGCATGCGATATGTTGAAGGTCGCTATCGCGATTATAAGGTTGTAATACATAAAATTCAATTTAATAAAGGATCTATGGGATTAGAAAATTATGTTTTTTTCTATGTGAAACCGATTGAAGACACTGACTTCACGATAATTGACGAATACATAACTATCACAATGGTTGATAAGGCAATTGAGAGACAGGAAATATTTCCTATAAGAATGGATAGACCAATGAGTAGAGAAGAGGCTATTGATTTATTAAAAAAATATAAGGAGGAATTGGAATTAGAAATATTGACACAATCAGAATACGATAAATTTAAAAAAGAGTTGATGATTATTATCAAATCTTAAAAATATGACCCCAGAAAAGCGCATTTTACAATTCATAGACCACCTCAAGGCATCTGGAATGATAGCTTTTAAGGAAGATTTCTATAGGACCACAGGAATAAGGCGACAATACTGTAGAGAGGTGAGCATTGGAAACAATCGATTTACAAGCACGCACATCAACTCCATTTGTAAGCACTATCCTGTCAACGCCAATTGGATATTTGGCATAGAGGATAAGATGTTCAGGGGTATTAACAAAAGACATAGAACAAAATCAAATGAACTAAAAATAAAGACTACCGATTAACTAAAATATTGCGATACAAACTATTACGTTTTAAAACAATCAGGGCCATTGCCTGAAAATCCTTGTGTCCCTGGTTCGATTCCTGGAGGCACCACATTAAAAGACCCTTAAAAAGTTGATAATCAACTATTTAAGGGCTTTTTTGTTTTAGAATTCCCGAATAAATCCCGAAAAAAAAATCATTTTTAAACATTAATTCAAATTTTATGGAAGTTCAGAACAAAAAAGAAAACGATTCTAAAAAGTTAATCAATGGTGTTAACCCATCTATTTTTAGCCTAATCAAAGGAAAAAGCACGGAAAAATATATTATGTTACCTATTGATAATTACGAACATTTAGGTGTGTTAAAATCGAATTTAATTGAAGCATTAGATATAATTGCGCATTCACGTGATTGGATGCCTTATAACACTAGCGCAATAGGCGCTACTCTATCAATCATAGAAATCATTAAAGCAATGGATGTTACTGAAGAATTAAGTGGTTTAGATGAGTTTCTGAAAGTTAGTGAATAGTAATTTATTAGGAAACCGTAAATAAAACTGTAATCTACATTTACGGTTTTATTTACGGTTTTATTCGGTTTTTAAAGGAATAAAGTTTACAATTAATGCTGTTAGCTATTCATTTTTTCGGTTTTTTCACAAAGCTCTTCATTAAGTTAAAATTCTTCATTTTTATATAAAAACTCAATTTTTAAATTTACTTATTAATATTTAAAACTTTATTTATTTTGTTTAAAACATTGAATACCTTGTTTGCTAAATGGTGTTGCTTAATCTAAAAACGGTTTGAAATCAATTTTTAAGTTTATCAAATAGTCAGCAATATCTAAACCAAATTCTTTTTCTTTTTCTGTAGCTTTATCCTGTAATAAAGTAGAAACTCTAAAGTTTGCTAATTTTGTGAGTTTTGGTACTTTATTGCACCATAAATCATAACAGTTTAAATCTGGAAACAACACAACATTTCTACCTTTAAATACTTTAGTTTTCGCTTCATTAAGATTATTAACGCTTCCACACGCTAACCAAATGAATTCAGGCAAGTAAACACTTGAAATAATAGCGGTTTTTTCGCTTTCCACGATTGCAATTGGCTTATTTCTATCCTCCTTTAATAAGTGTTCTCCAAAATAACATTGTTCCAAATTGAAACTGTCGAGTTTTAAAACTTTATGTACCCAATTGATATGGTTATATGGCTTTTTAATTCTCTTTCCATTACTCGAATTATATAGCATTATTTTACCACTTCTTATATCATTGTTATTATCTACTTGCCAAAAAACGGTAGCACCTTGCCAATATTTAGACGTACCAATGTGGTATTTTTGAGCCAAATCGAATGCTACTCCTTTCGACCAATGATTTGCCAAAAATTTTAAAAAATTATTCTGACTATTTGTCTTTTTACTATTGATTAAAATTCCAACATCTATAAAACTTGATTTCGGTTTAATTTTCGGTTTTATACTTTTTTTAATATTGCGAGTTACTGACAAATTCAAAGAAATATTATTATCTAAAAAGTATTGTTTTGGCGGGTAATGATAACCGCATTTTATTTTATTATTACATATTCCAACGTTATCGGCTAAATAATCGTTAGTATGCGTATTAATATACCTTGTAAATTCCCCTTTTTTATTACAATCAGGGTTTGGGCAACGATGACGGGTTTTTATTCCGTTGTATGGTTCTAAAATATAAACGTGATTCATAAAAAAGGTGCTAATTAATTTTTCTTTTTTCTGCTGCATTTGCTACACTTCTTCACGTTTATCAAATTCATGTGTGAAGAAGTGTAGCAAATGCAGTATTAAAAAGAAAGTTTTTTTTCTATGTTGAATGTTGTACCTATCCTTTTACGGTCTTTTATATAACCAGCTTTTTCAAGTCTTTTAGATAAGTTTTTACTTGAAACTTGCCTATAACCATTGTCATTGCAATATACTTTATATGCAATATATATATTTTTTAAAGTTTCGTATGAGTCTATTGAAGTACTAAAATTTTCTTCATCAAGAAAAAGTAGGACACTATCACTTTCTTTTTGATATTGTAAGACTTCTTGTCTTACTATTTCACTTTCAGTAAAATCTTTATTAATTAATAATCTTTGCAGACCATCCAAAACCCAATTAAAAACACCTGATAATTCGCTTTCAATAATTTTCTTAGATAGTTCTTTATCTTGTTTGTTCTCAGGGATTGAGACTCTGAAAGGAAGAATTATAAATCGACGAAAAAAAGCATTTGTATTTTCCACTTCTTTAGGTAACTCATTGCAGTTAAACATAAGTCTTGCATAATCAGTAGCTGTAATCGTTTGTTTATATAAAACAGGTATTTCAATTGGCTCACAGGAAGCCATAGCTTTAAATATATTACTTTCTAATTTGCCGTTAATTTCGCTCGAATAGTTGAGTAGTTTATCCATTAAATTCACTCTGGACTTGCTAGTTTCCGATGTTAACGAGTGTAAGGAATAGTTTGACACATTCTTATTTCCTAATAATGCCATAATAACATCAAAAACTACACTTTTTCCATTTGCTCCTGTTCCATAAAGCAATAGCACTTTTTCAATTTTTATATTCTTATTATTAACAAAAACACAACCTAAATATTCCGCTAGCACATCTTGTAATTCGGGTTCAGGTAATACCTCATTTAAAAACTTTTCGAATTTTGGTGCTTTAGCTTCTCTATCGTATGAAAACGGTAACTGATAAGTTAAAAAGTCACTTTTTTTGAATGGTCTAAGGAATTGTTTTTTTGGTGTTATTTCAAAAGTTCCGTTGCGCAAGTTTATTAAAGTTGTGCCATTTGATGGCTTTATTTCTTTAAGCCCTGCACCTGCAATAAATTGCTTAAAGAGTTTTTCTTTAAAATCATAATCTTTTGCATCAAACTTATCGACTTCCATTTTAAGTGCTGAGTTCCCTAAAAAATCTTTAAATATTTCATTATTTACGACTTCCCAATATTCAGAATTAAACAAGTATATCAGCTCATTTTTACGACATAGGCTAAATCCGTTTTCATCTACTATTTTAAGCAAAATTTCAACGACAGCAATTCTATAATGCTTTCCATAAAGTTTGTCTTTATCGTTTTCCAGCTTACAATAATCCCTAAAATCAACAGGTTCAATATGTTTTAGTATTTCTAATAAAATGTTCTCGACTTGATGCTGTTTGAATAAAAGCTTGTCTGATTCAATCTCTGAAATTATATTATTTGTTTCATTTAATATATCATCAATTCCGATATTTGTTTCGCTATCTTTCATATTACTATGGTGTTACCAATGATAATATGTATATTTATGTTGTCTGTAAAATTTGGCAATATTACGATGACTTAAAAACACACAATTCATCTTTGGATTGTGTGTTTAGTTTGTGAATTGATTCATTTTATCTAAGGCTTGAAGTATTTCAGATTTTTTATATCTGACCTTAGAACCAATACGAAAAGCTGGAATAATATCGGTTTTCGTCCATTTCCATAGTGTAACTAAAGAAATCGAGAGCATTTCTGCGGTTTCTTCCCTTGTTAGAAGTCTGTCTTCTTTAACTTCGTGATTTTTTAAGTCACTTAGATAGATTTCTTTTACACCCTCTAAAATTTCATTTTTGAAATCTTCTTTATTACAGGTTTCAATTTGTAGAATTTGTTTTGTCAT